GGGTGCGACGACAGGTTCAGGTGCGGGTGCCACGACAGGTTCAGGTGCGGGTGCTACGACAGGTTCAGGTGCGGGTTCCACGACAGGTTCAGGTGCGGTGGACACGACAGGTTCCGGTGCGGATGCCACGACAGGTTCAGGTGCGGGTGCTACCACAGGTGCTATAACTGGTATATCTGAATTACTTCCATTTGGTTCTTCTTTATTTTCCATATTTATTATGTATAAAACCGTAGAAGATTACCTTTAATAGTAATTGAGATAAGATTTATGGTAGTTTAACTTGATTTGCGTTACCATTTGGTTTTACGTACATTGATAATTGGTCCAGACCCCCTTTTCTTGGAAGTACTTGGATCATATGCGTCTTCTTCGTCATCATCATCACTGTCTAAACTTTTAGACAATTCCCAAAATTCTTTTGATCCTAACCTAAAATTATTATGATTCTGAGCCTTATACCAAAATATCTGGTCTTGTAGTTTATTTGATTTCGCATTGTTATTGATAACTAAACATTCATAATTCTCTGTGCATTGATCCATGACCTGCGCAAAAGACTCAAACGTAGGAAACATGCCAGCATAATTTTCCCATATACGCTTCCTATTCGCCATATATGGCTCTCTCAAAATGAAAACATAATCAATATTAGTTCTAAGGTTAGGAGGTATACCCAATGGATACTGCATTGTAATTATTAACATTATCTTCCAATGACGACCATTCATGAACAATAAACGCATCATCTTTTCTTTGGTCCATTTATTGTCGAACAAACAATCGTCCAAGATGACAAACGCTCTTGCATCTATGTTACTTTTATTTCTCGTTTCTTTTTCCTTCTTTATTTGTTTCAAAGCAGCCTTTTGCCTTTTTAAAATGTTTTCTATAATACTGGTATTGTATTCATCATGAATAAATAACTTAGGTACATGGGCGCTAAAAAACCCGTTTCCTGCCTCTGTTCCTGATATAACAGTTCCGATCGGAATGTCTTGATGATAATAGAGCAAATCCCTAACAAGAAAACTTTTACCAGTATCTCTTCTTCCTATAAGAACTACTACGGGACCTTGTGCCTCATCACATCGAAAACTTATATCTCTCATATCAAACTTCTTTAAATCTAATGTCATTGCAAAAAATGTACAATGAATTATATCAATATACTTGGTACATATTTAACATATAATATTGTTTGATATTCTACGTAAACGTCAGGATCAGGTCGCCATGCATCCCTTTATTTTATTCGTTTTAATGAATATTAAGGAATCTCATTAGGAGTTATAAGACACTTGATATTGTATAGATAATTACAGATTAAATAATGAATTCCGAATCGTCATCATCATTTTTACTAAACTACAAAAAGCATAACTATGCTAACCTAGAACGTTCTTTAGAAAATCATCCCTCTTGTTTGCTAACTAACATAAAACATTATATACCATTGTATCAATTATACTTTTCTTTGAATACAACCAATTATAATAGCATTTCTTTGAATCATCGTTACGTATTGGACCAATTGCATATAGATAAACATAACACGTCTACCTCAGATACTCTGGAATCTCGTGATGAGATCGAGGAACAGGAAACGTTACCGACAGTTTATTCAGCATCCTTGTCATTATCAGACAATCCACAAGGAGAAAAAGTAAAAAAAAATATTTTCCTCAAATTTGCTCCTCTGATTGATCCTGTAAAGTACATGATTAATAAATACAAAGATGTGGATATTGACGTTCTACGATCAATTCCTAGTTTTGAAAATATCAACAATGAAAAATTCAAGAATTTAATTTCATACGAAACTAACAATACTCCATATACAGATGGTTTCTTCACCTTTCTAAGCAGCATCTTGTTAAACGAACATAATTTTTTGAATGGCATTGACTTCTACGGTTCGTGTCTAGGAACGAAAAAAGAATTCAAATATAACATAGTAGATGAGATTGATTATTTAATCGATAGTGATTATTTTCATGAAAACTTGGACAAATTATATTCATTTCGTAATTCAGCACATAGAGAAATTTTTAATGCGAATTCCAGAAAAAACAAATCCCGACTGATAATAGAATCACCCGATTCAAGTAACGATGTATTATTAGATGAAATTACAGATTTAACAAATGTCATTTTAAGTCCAGTAGAAGATGTACATGATTCAAAAATAGAAAACGTACCATCTTTCATAGAAGCAGAAGAATTAACCGAAGAAAACTTATCCATTTTCACGAATTCAAATTTAGTCAATGATACACCCGCGGCGGCGCCGGTGAATGCGTGCCACGCGAATGCAAAGTCATGTTCCTCACGCAATTCATCATCTGTCAGCTCCAACAGCTCTAACACTACGGATGATGAAGAGGACATGACAAATAACGAAGCTGAAGATGACGATTCAGACGCTTCAGACGCTTCAGATGAAGATGAAGAATACTCTACGTGTTCATCGTCTAGTGACGAATCCGAAGAAGAAGAAATAATGTGTAGTTTGTTTGATTTTCCAGTAGAAGCCATATTTATGGAGAAATGTGACAACACTCTTGATTATTTGATGATGAATAATATGTTGAACGACGTGGAGTGGAATGCATGTTTGTTTCAGGTTATTACAATTTTAAGTGTATACCAAAAATGTTTTGATTTTACTCATAATGATCTCCATACAAATAATATAATGTTCACTCAAACAGACAAACAATATCTATATTACAAGATAAATGAAATTACTTACAAAGTCCCTACTTTTGGGAGAATATTCAAAATTATTGATTTCGGTAGGGCAATCTATAAATTTAAGGGTAAACTCATATGTAGCAATAGCTTTCACGAACGTGGAGATGCAGGATCACAATACAATTTCGGTCCATATTATAATTCAAAGAAACAAGAGGTATTGCCAAATAAAAGTTTTGACTTGTGTAGACTAGCATGTTGCCTTTATGATTATTTCATAGAAGACCTGGAAATGGAAGAAGAAATAACCCGAAAGAACCCTATTATCAAGATGGTTTCATCTTGGTTAACAGATGACAAGGGAAGGAATATTTTATATAAAATGAATGGAGAAGAAAGATATCCCGAATTCAAACTATATAAAATGATTGCTCGCACAATTCATTCTGCAATCCCAGAAGATCAAATAAAAAATGAAGTATTCGATTTTTATAAATTGTCTCGTAACAATGTGGACAAGATTAAAAACAAGGATAAGAAAATTATGAATGTGGATAAATTCCCATCCTATATTTTGTAAGATGTTTGTAAAAAATATTATTTAAAACACACATCTAGTTGCGTTACCTGTTCAAAACCAATTAAAGACATTATAATGATATAGTATAATAATCATAATTATACTTGAATACTTCGTAGTATACAGATAGTATTCGGTTGCGTTTCGTTTAAGGTTGATCATCAAAATATGTTGAAAAGTTTTCCAAAAGGTATTACGACACGTAAACAAAGCAAGCAGACGCACATTTTCATCAAGAATAACGAAGACGATGATGATGATGATACAACTTATGCAGATGATTCCTATACAAAAAAGATAACGCGCGAAAATAATCATATTTACTTTTATGCTGAAGTGGATCGTCAGAATATATTCGAATTAATCGAATTTATACGTAAATGTGAAATCGACAATATAGTCACTGCTCATAAAAATAGCTTGGACGAAATTCCAATATACTTACATATTAGTTCATTTGGTGGATCCCTGTTTGATGCGTTTACAGCGGTCGACGTCATACAGTCGTGCAAAGTACCCGTACATACTATTATTGATGGACCTACTGCTTCTGCCGGTACAATAATGAGTGTAGTTGGTAAAACACGTTACATAAGACCGAATGCATACATGTTAATACATCAACTTTCTTCAAGTTATTGGGGTAAAATGTCGGAATTAGAAGATGATTTCACAAACAACACCATGTTCATGAAAAGAATAAAAGATATTTATGTTGAGCATGCTTCTATTCCTAAAAAGCAACTATCTGAAATTTTAAAGCATGATTTATGGTGGGATGCAGATAAATGTATTAAGTACAGTCTGGTTGATGAAGTGTGGAATAGATCATAAATACAAAATACAAAATACAAAATACAAAATACAAAATACAAAATACAAAATACAAAATACAAAATACAAAATACAAAATACAAAATACAAAATACAAAAATAATAAATGTAATGATTATATTTATTATTTTTAGATAGAGATTAAATGTTTTACGTTTTGATAATTGGATGGTAACTAAAATTCAGGTGTATTGACAAAAGCAGTTGGAGATTCCACTGCAGTAGTTTTCAGGTCAAATTGTGAGTACACGTATATACCTATAGCTGATGACATGAGAACCACAAAGGTATCATGAATAACCGGTTTTAATGGGGAAACAATTACATTTCCGTCTTCATCAACCGTTTTTCTTATGCGTGTTTCCGCATATTTATAGATTAAAAAGACAATTGAAATTGCTAAAGCATAAATAAAAATTTGGTCCATTTCTGTGAGTAGGGTAAGATCTTTGAATTTGTGGCTTTTACATTTATATGTCTTTTTACAATGGTAATTATAACGAATTTATCCATACACGATGTACTTTTATATTTAATCACATGACATACATCTTATGATAACTCTTCTACTCCCATTTCGTCCAATACATCGTAAGTATTCAGTTTCTTGGGTTGAGGATTTAGTGAGTGAACATCCAAGTCACTTAAATTCACCTTTTCACCTATTTTTATAGGTTTTAATGATTCATCTTCGTCATCATCATCATCATCGTCATCATCATCGTCATCATCATCATTATCATTATCATCATTATCATTATCATCATCATCCTGTGCACTCGACAAAGAAGGCTGTGGAGGTTCCGATTCATTTACGTCTTCTTTCATATTGAATCTTATATTTTCAGGAGCCTTCAATGCTGCCATTTCTTCGTTTAATGCCATTTTCATATGCTCATCTTCAAACCCACTTACTTCAATCCTCTTATTCGCATTATCAGAATTTCCTTCATTGACAGATTCCGTATCCTCCGATTCTTCTATAGGTTCATCGGAAATGATTTCCTCCTTCACTTCCACTTGTACGTCTTCTTCCATAGATTCGTCTAAATATACCTGTAATATATTCTCAATTGGAATGTTACTTCTTACCGTATCTAGTATACACTCCTTTACTATCTGCTCGATTTCTCTATTGTGCTTTTGGGTTGCTAAAGGCGATAAGTGTAATTCAAACAAGTATACATTCGAATACAATTTTCGAGCGCTATTGATGTATACATTATGAATAAAATCGCTCAATGACGGTATGTCAATATCCACCTTTTTCTGCTTAGAACCTACCCTCATACAGGTCAAACTCTTCAATTGAATTATGTGAACACAACTGATTAAATCCGTCAAATAATTACATTGACTTTTCTCTAAAATACGATTGGTTTCTTCTTGTATAATATTTGAATTCCATTTCGGAATACGTGTCAGGAAGTTCTGAAACGTCATGAGGTACTTCTCGTTTTCATTATTATTATTACATAGTTGAATTGCTTCTGTAAATATAGATCTTACGCCTTCGCATATTAAAGGAGTGAGTTTCTGTAGTAGGGTATTACACCATTCATTTCTAGACTCTTGTAAACTTTGCACTGAAAAATCGTCCATTTTTATTAGAATAAATAAGAATGAATTTGTATTTGTGTCTTTACATAAAAGATATATTTTCTAAAGGATAATCGAAACGTACCAACACAAAATAAAGGATAACGTAAAAGAGCAGTTTTTCATCTCTAAATTCTCTTTTCACTTTCTGAATAAATAGCAAAACATCATATTTTCGTATTTCATCAAAATTAGGTAAATATTCTAACTCTGACAATGATGCAGTTTCTACATGTCTCATTAAATCTAATACACTAAAACTGTCATAATATAAACATTCACATGCCGTCTTTAAGGCATCCAACTTCTCATTAAAAACTAAAATATTCTTTAATTCTAAACTTATGTTCTTCAATCTGGTGGAGAACTTTTTACATTTAACCTGGTACGTTTTTTGAACAGGATAACATTTATTCAAATCATATATATGTAGATTTGTTGGTTTCTTCCGTATTAATGGTTCCGCTATATAGATTTCACAAAACCTGGATAATATTGGACGCAAGAGCTTGTATTTATCGACCACTATTATGAAAAATCGTGTAGAATAACTAAATTGCTCTATACATCTTCTCAACGCTGATTGTGCGTCGATTGTTAATTTATCCGCATTCAATAAAACAACACTTTTAAAGTAGCTTGTTCCGGGTAACAATATATTTGTCTTTGCAAAAAATTTCAGGTCTTCACGTATAAATTTAATTCCTTTCCCATGGGCGCAGTTTACTGTCAAGACGAAGTTGTTATATATCTCGATTTGATTGTTGTATATATTGTTTAAGAATTCATTTAATATTGTCTTCTTTCCTGACCCATGTGGACCATGAAATATTATATTGGGAATACGATTATTTTTAATAAAACTTTTTAATTTGAACTTTATGTCCTTGTGTATAGAAAGGGAATATTGTACTGACTCTTTCTTTTCATCATTCATAGCAGATCAGTTTGTTATCTTGATAATAGTATAGTATATAGTATTGCTTTGATTGATTGGGATATTTTACCAAAAGTATACTATTATCACACTTATTTGTCTATACTCTTTTTGATAAACATTCTTCATTCACGTTGAAAGTGTTCTGTTTCATGTTTATTTAATTTCATTATAAATTTACTTATTGCGTAACCGGTCACCGCTCCAGCGACGACTTGTACAAGGTTATGACATTTCTTCATGTATCTCGCATACCCCATCATGATAACAGGAATTATACAGAGAAATAAAAGGAAACATCTCTTCATTGAATATTTTTTGTCATTTTCGGTATCATCATCAACATCATATCCATTGCTATATAAATAACTCATAAACAATTGGTTATACTTGAAATATATATAGAAACAGAAATATGATATTAAGGTTACGTGTCCAGAAGGAAAGCCAGATTCATGATCACATACACCACCTGTATTGAATAAATTGCAATTAATAGCACCATCTGGTCTTTTAAATATTTCGGGAAAAGGAGTATTTCTTGTTATTATCTTTATGATCATTGGAATAATAACTGCCATAAAACAACCTATTATGGAAACCAAGTCTAAAGTATACAAACTGTAAGATAACACTATCAAAGATAGTAAAAATGAAATTGCATCATTAATTATTGACGATACCATGATACGATAACAACTTGATGACAAAGATTATGTTATGTATATATAGTAATTATGAACTATTAATATATATAGTACTTATTTTTATTCTTCCCCGATACCGACATCAATATTTCGTCTTCTATTTTGTTCTCTATGAATTCCAGCCTTTTTTAATTGTTTCCTTAGTTCTGAATCGTACTTATCCAAATTGACTTGTGCATTTCTTTCAGCATTTGACTGCTTATCTAGATTACTGCGCAGTTCTGTACTGCCCATATTCATGCATTTCTTATTCGCTTCTATTTTATCCAAACATGACTTTAATATATTTACTACGTCTCTCTTTTCCTCTACCGTACTGCTCGCAATTGCCATACATAGAATATATTTCAACACGAATTTCATTTTCGCTATAACATGATCATGCTCGTTTGTAGAATGAATAATATCGTCAAAAACATTATGAGAATATTTATAATATGCCAAATTTGCGTTCCAACATACGTGCCATTTTTTCATACTTTTATTTTGTTTTATACTCATAACATTAACAAAATGCATCACGTTTACTTTTATGAAATTATATATGCTTCTCTCATTTACATCACTAAACTCGAATATTTTATCTACCTCTTTTTTTATGTCGTCACCATATCCACATTCGTTTAACCGTATTGAAAACTGTTGAATTGTAAGTTCTTTATCTCCTAATTTTACATCAGTAATATAATTGTTGAATCCTTTTGAGGCAATCTCGTTTCTAGTATTGAACTCTTCCACAGTCGTATCTCTCTTGGGACAGTCTTTTAACAAATCGTTTCTATTAACTGTATTGGATTCATCTATAATTTCAGACGTGTTCCGCGTTTCTGATTTTTTATTTGGTTTCATAAAGGTCGTATTCATCGATGTTCTGTTCACGCTTTTGAGAACTCTAATAAACCAATCTTGATTATTTTTATCATTCGTTATGGTGATATTATTATTCTCTTTACTTTTACACAAATCTACTACAGATTGAGGTCCTTTACTACAATAAAACTCAATAAATCTTTTTCTGAAATTATCAGAAAAATTAAATACTTTTACTTCTTCGATAATATCAATTGGAGTTTGAGTTTTACTTACAATATAATTTGCAGTTGCAGGGACATTGTAACATAGATGGGTAAGTTTTTCAAACGATCGGATATAATTATTACTTTTCGATGTATTATCAGTACTTTGGTTGTAGTTTGTATAAATATTTTGATTTTTTTCATACATATTATTTATGGATAAGTTATTGATGTGTTTTAATAATAGAAATTTTTCGCTGTATTTATTTTTACTACTGCACACATTTTTCGGAACTTGAACATTTAAATCTTGGGATTTTACCGGAAACAAGGGTGGATAGAAATTACTCCATTGCCTTTCATACCAATCATTACCAGGAATATCCTTCGTTAGAACATCCGCATTGTCCTTTATTTCTTTGTAAATCGATTGATTCTCTCCTAGAATGCTACTTATCTGCTCTTTGAGTGATTTTTGTATGTCGGATAGTTGTCCATTTTCGTTTTTCCTCATCTCAATCCTTTTTGACACATAATACACTAGTGTGTCTGTATCTGTATCTGTACCTGTATTATTGGATTCTTCTCTATGAGCAGCAGGATATCCGTTTATAGCATTCACTCCCAAAACTATCAGTTTATCTTTACCAACGAAATTTACTGTACGTTTTCGGCAAAAATAGGGGGATGCCTGTATCCCGATAATAAGTATAACACAAAGCAATTGAATCTTCTTTTCTGTATCATTACTAATCTTTTTTACATTATCGTTCCATAAAGGCAAAAATTTACGTATTAACAAATTTACTTGTGATGAATCTATGTTATCTTCTGCAAAGTAAATACTGAAATAGTCTTGCATAAATCGTTTGAAGATAGGACTAGAATCAGGCATACGTGTATCATTGACTATACCAGAGTCAGAATTGGGTACGTTTGGCAGAGTAGATGTATAAAACAAGGTTTCAGATGCCTCCATGTCTACAGAAATAGGAAGTGCATTACGATAATAATTGCAAACATACGTATCACTTTCTTGCGAAATAGATTTATTACTCTTCAGAGTACTAATAATGTCATTTAAACTTCCTTCTCCAAACACAAAAAAATTTGATAATTCTATATAATAATATGGCATGACTTTTACAGTCTTTTCCTCATAAATGGTCTCCAACCATATTTGTTCTACATCTGATAAATCATCATTATCATCACCCTTTTTAATTTTACGTGATGTTTGTACGACATTATTACCAAGAGATCTTTTTATTTCTACTATGTTGCTCCAACAGCTTGAGGAATCTGCCATTGCACTTAATAAGAGGTTAGTATAGTATTTCTCTTCAGATTCTTGAGAAGTAGTTTCGATCAGTCTCTTAACGATTTCTGGGTTTACATCTATCGACTCAACTTTTACATAATTTTCAATTTGATATTTTAATAAGCGTTTGTTTTCTATATCTCTCAACCTAATAATCACATTTAACGATTGTATCATTTCGTATTGATTTTCTACCTTATACTTATGGCATGTATAGTTATCATATTCATGAATACTGTTTTTGATTATCTCAACATATTTTTGTAAGTTCTTGTTCTCTTCTTCCTCTTCGTCGTCGTCGTCGTCATCATCTCCATTATCTCCATCACCAATTAATTTTGAGTTTTTACTATTAATAGAGCTATTTATCATTTTAAAACTTTTTTCTGAGGAATCATTGTTTTCGTCTCCTTGGTCGATATCTTCGCTCTCTTCGTTATTGATATTTTCTTGTGAACCTACATCACCTTCATTTTCACCTTCATTTTCATTTTCATTTATCTGGTTGACGCTCACATCGTCTTGATCTATTTCTATAATACCATAACTTGGTGTCTGCTTCTCAAATAGTTCTATTACGTCATTGTTTCCTTGGCTTTCCATACTATGTACTATTTTGTGATGAACATTTATAATTGTATAAATGGAACCATCATTATCTACCCGATTGTCAATTAATTGTTTGAGAAAGCTGTACATGTCATTGGTATCTCTTCCAATAGTTTTGGAATCACTTAATTTCAATGAATCTATGTATTCTAAGGTAGTTTTGTCTTCAGATAAACGGAATGCGGTAAAGTGTCTTTTTAAGTATACAATTGTACCAATGTATGTGTCAGAAAGCATATTATTTGCAACATTGAGTAAGTCTTTAGACACGTTATTGTATGAGTCCATATTAGGAAAATAATCACATTTTTCAATCACTAAGCTATGTGATTCGGGGTATATTACCATATCGTATCCTAATAATTTAATTGCTTTCATGATTACTCCAGAATCATAATTACCGTCATCGTTTACGCATAGTTCAATATCTTTCTGAGATTTTATTTTTCTTTCACAATCTAAACATACATAAGATAAATTAAGTTTTCCGTCTATGTATTCCTCCTCCATGTTTTCAAAATCAGAAATAACTTTTTTCTCCCCAAACATATTGTTTATGGCATGGTTACCACATAACAGTGATTTCTGCTCTTCGTAATAATCTTCTATATTGAGGTCTCCACCAACTATTTCAATATTGGAATTACAGAAGTTCAAATATTTATAATATGCGTCTCCATAGTCGATATTCATCATCTTATTCAATGCTTCTGAATCACATATATTATCATTTGGGAGATTGTATGCATCAATCATACCATTATTGATTTCTTCACATTGCGCGCTTATATTGTAAAATATACTATTACCAAAAATATTGAGAGAACGTGTATATAATTTATTTTGTACTTGATATGATTTATTCTTTTTATAATTTTGAATAGATTCTTTTATGTATAGTTTCAAGGTTTTTTGGGTTTTCTTTATTGTTGCCTTTGCTTTTGCATTCATCCACTCACTTTTATGAATGTCATGCCAATAGAAGTTGGAAAAATTCAATTGATCTACTAATGATGATGCGTTTACAAGGAGATTCAGTCTTGATTTATCTTTATTTTCTACCTGGGAAACTACGTATTCAATATTTTCTTTGAGCTCTGGTAACTTGGAGGTATACGTGTAGTATCCATCTATTGTATTATCTTGTGGTTTTAATACTTTCTGTTTTACACCTGATAGTATAGACCTGTCACTTGATTCATATATTTTCTCGTATAAATTGGTGGTTGGCACAAAGACTCTTGAATAACGACGAAGATCTTTTATGATACACATTGTAGCTGATTTTGTCTCAAACAATATTTTATCACTTGGTATGAACATTTGAATAATATTATTCATCGTATTTTGTTTATTCATCGATATGACTCCACCCTTTTTTATTATTGATTCTGTTAATGTGTGTTTTGGAAAACTCTTACTTTGTGTATTGTCGCTCTTTGTTTCTTTGAATGGTCTAGTGAATTCTTCACGTTTCGTTTTGTACCCATCTCCATATTGTTCATCAATAGCTCTTCTATTTGAAGTATCTTCGGTCTGTAGTTCGTTTCGAGCGTTTGTTATTAACTCTTTTGTTTCTCCTGTTGTGTATATTTTCTTTATATTATGGGCTATTGGTAGAATCCAACTTGGAACATTTGGAGAATCATCGTTAAGAAACTGCTCTATTTTCCCTTTATTTATTTTTCTTTTCCGTAGTGATATAACCTCGACAACATCATTCAACGCAAATAACGATTCGCATTCGTTGTATATTTTTATGCTATTTCTCGGGATTTCACGAAGGGTAGGTCTGAGATTTTGCTCCATACTATTGATGAGTTTCTCTTTCGGTGAAATACGGAACACATCTGTGTTGAGGTATTCTACCTCGACTTCGTCAATAGACTCAACTTCCTCATCGTCCTCCTTGTTTTCATTAACTTCCTCTTCAATGTCCTCTTCATCCTCTTCAATGTCCTCTTCATCCTCTTCATCCTCTTCATCCTTTTCATCCTCTTCATCCTCTTCATCCTCTTCATCCTCTTCATCCTCTTCATCCTCATTGCTTTTCTGTGGAGTCGCTTTCTTTGAGGTCACTTGTGTCTGTTTCTTTTGTTTCTTTTGTTTCTTTTCTTTCCTTTCTTTTGTTGCTTGTTTAAAACTTAAATTTTTCAACTTATTGAAATCAATATCAAACGAGGTAGTGTTGTTAATAAGAAAACTTACCGTGCGTGTTTCATTATTTATGTCTATTACTTTTGCAATAGTAGAATTATTATCGATATCTTCGTCACTTCCATTATTTAGTTTGCTGATGGTGACAAATTTATTTTTCACAATTACATCTGAAGTTAAGAAAAAAGTGATATTATCTTCTTCCTCATTATCTTGCTTATCCTCTGGTTGAATTAATGTACCATCTGATTTATTTATCTTTACTGATAAATTAAAATCTTCATCTTCCTCTGGCTCTTCTAATTGCAATCCCAATATCAATTCGGTATCAGATTCATTTATCTTTATTATTCTTACTTTGAAATCATTGGAATCATTCTTCTTTCTTATAATAGCTGAAGCACCATCATATATGAACATTACAATGCGTTACGATGCGTTACGATGCGTTACGATTCGTTACGATACTATGTTATGCAAAATGTGTAAACGCGTGCTGTATATGTTCCTAGAACCTTATATATAGGTTAGAATAATATTTTATATAATATTATCGCACAAGATACGGAAATAATGTACCTTCATATGTCATATATGAAGTAAGAAAAAGCAAAATTGATGTACTTTACAAGAAGATACGGGTAAGTGTATCATACAAATAACCTACTCTATTTCCCATTTTCTATATATTTCATATTCTAAAATAGAATGAATTCAGTGTACACGTTCGCCATAGATAATAAATCAATAAATACTATTCCGGGATTTACCGAAATAATCACAACTAAGCCAAGTGATAGGAAACAGCTGGCTAGTACACTAAATATAAAATGCTTCCAATGGAATTACAAAGATAAAAAAACATATACAATTATGAAATATGATAAGAAATGGTTGCCAACACTCGGGTATTCTACTATGGGAATGCTTCGATCTGTTATTACGGATAATGACGGAAGAGTGCTATGTTATGCTCCACCAAAATCTATGAATGAGGATTCATTACTACAAACTTTTACAAATAGTACAGATACAAATAGTACAGATACAAATACACCAGTGAATTCCTCTTTAGATAAAGATAACAAATCAATGTACAATGTGGAAGAGTTTGTCGACGGCACAATGATAAATGCATTTTACGATACTGAATTGCAAAAATGGCAGATAGCGACTAGAAGTAGCGTAGGAGCTGAAATCAGCTTTTACATGGAAACCGGTTTCAAACAGGAGGATACATTCAGTTACATGTTTTTCGATATTTGCAACCACATTCAATTCGACATAAATACGTTGAAGAAGGAATATATTTATAGTTTCGTTATGCAACATCCATCAAATAGAATTGTAAAACCGATTCGCGAAAAGGCGTTATATTTGGTAGAAGTATATGAAATTAATAACAAGGATGTAATGAATCAACTAGTAAGGACTATACCACAGGTAATACATGATACTGTCATGAAACACCCGCAATTGAAGTATCCACAACTATACGCATTTCAATTACATGAAGATAACTATTACGAGAAAATGAAAGAATTGAAAAGTATATATGCATCAAACAATACAAGATACGATATTGTTGGATTATTCATAAAAGATAATCGTGGAAACAGATATAAAATCCGAAACTCAAACTACGATTATGTCAAGAAGTTGCGAGGCAATAATCCAAAACTACAATTTCAATATCTACATTTACGTAATAATCGTCTTGTCACCCAATATTTAATGTATTATCCGGAACATACTGAATTATTTGAAGGATACCAGCGTATACTACATGATTACACTAAAGGGTTATACGAAAATTATGTTTCCTGCTTTATATTTAAAGAAAAGCCCATAACTGATTATCCTGAAAAGTATAGAAATATGATGAAAGATGTACACCGAGATATATATCAGAATCTATTAAGAGACACAAAAGAACGCATGAATATGAACCATGTTATTGATTATATCAATACGATACCAGCGGCTAAGCTCATGTTTTTGAGTAATTATGATATTCGGCGACATACAATTCAAGACGATGTGTATAAACACAAAGCTATTGTGGACAATGCAGGTGTCATGCCAAATTCAATTGATACCACGCTAATAGACGATCAATTAAAACCTATAAGTCAGTCATATACTGATTAAGTTACTGACAAAATATCATTATCAAAATATCAAGACCAATAATCACCCAGCCACAAGCCATACAGATTTTACGTTATAATATAAAATAAAAAAATAATTTATTTTCAAACTCTTCCTCCTTCATTTCGAATTTTACTTTTTCAATAAAAATATTTACTATATAATATAATATTTTTATTGGATTTTATATGAATTTTATATGAATTTTATTTATTTACTTTACTAGCTAAGAATGGAATGTATAATATATCTACTTTGAACGTGGATTGAATTGTAAATTAAGCTCTTTGAAATCTGATGATATTTTCATTGCTCCAGCTTTCAATATAGTTGAAGTGTTATCTTTTAGTTTTCTGATAAGAATATCTTTGTGGTTATCATTTATTGGTTCTGCATCTTCGCTCATTTCGTATATGATACGAATAATCCCATCTGGTATATGAGGATGGGGAACCTTAAAACCAATGAACGTGGGTACCATGTTATAATTGTACGTCTTTACAGGAGAATTATCGTCATTATCATTATCATTATCATTATCATTAGTTTCGTAATCAGTTGTTTTTATTTCAATGGGAAAGATCTTTCCATATAATTTTGAGTATATGTAATGCACTAATGGATTTCCGATTGTATAATCTTCATCATGTAATGTAGCAGTATATTCGTATGGTTGCGTGGTATTTTGGTTATGTGCGATTTTCACATGACTACTATTATTAGTTTCGATGCTTGTACGAAACCTTTCACATTTGTTTTGCATAATCAAGCACGCTTTGTGAAGTATAACAATATTACTAAACACTCCAACCGTTTCTATCTTAAATTGGTATGCGTCGGGTATGCATAAGTTGAAAACATTACTCTTGTTATCTCGATACTGTTGTCTTCGTCCATCAAGTAATTTCCAATTTTCTTCTTCTAGGTCTAACTGTGAATCGGCAACCCCACTTAATTCTAGTTGCTTTTTTTTTATCTCCCATTGAGCATTGGACTTTTCTTCGTCAACATTATTCTCATAAGCACACGTAGAAACCACATTAAACCCTCCATGCTCTTTGGCTGTACCAAGACTGAATTTTGCTGTAAGAGTCAATGACTCACCTGGGAGAGTAGTGTCGACAGGTGGTTTAAGTCGTGCAATAACAATATGATTTTTAGTAATAGGATCCGGTGGAAAAACGATTGATGATAGCGTTACCTTTTGGTCTTTGCCGCCATTGCTATAATTATATTGAATTTCCGTTTCATCATCAATGCTTTTATATAGTCCAATATCTTGTGTAGTCACATATTTGGTGGTTTGTGATTTATTGCTTTCATTTATTTTTAAAATTATTGTATCAACACTTTGATCCAATGTACTTGGATGTATTGCTTTATAATCTCCTTGTGACCCCTTGAGATATTCAGAACCATCGATTTCGTCAGTATTGTCAAGAATGTGAACAGGAATGCATAGAATACGTTGTTTGATAATTTCATTATTAAATCTTGTAGTATTAGTTGTTATATCGATGTCGTCATCTTTGATGACATATGTGGAAATATTAGCCAAGCATATTCTTCTTAGAGCATTGACATAGCTTACGTCGATATTAGTTAATGAGAACTTATTGAAGTATCTATTGTTTTCAATCATTTTATGATGTCGAATGAAATGAAATGGAGAATAAGATGTATAGATTAAGTATATGTACTTCTTTTACGGATAACTCTTTATATATAATAGTGGTATAATATTGATCAATTTTACGTCTTCATCATTCATCGACAGTAATTGTTTTACGTAGAAACAACAAATAAAATATACCAATAATTATCATTATTAAACCCATAATATTTTGTAATAACGGTTTTACAAATATATACCAAGTGATAGTGAATAAAGTAAAATGAGTTGCATATTGTATTATAGTAACTTTTGCGAAAAGAGTAAACATTTACTTAATCAATTAGGAAAATCGAGCATACGTGATGAAATACATTTTGTTTGCATTGACAAAAGGTTTAGGAATGACCAAAACGGAAACATGTATGTTGTTCTTGAAAATCAACAGAATTTGGTGCTCCCACCTCAAGTGTCAAAAGTACCTGCACTATTACTTCTTAAAGAAGGGAATCGTGTTATATTCGGTAACGAAATTACTCAAAAGTTAAACCCGGTAGATGAACGAATAAATCAGCAAGCGGTCAAGCACAATGGCGAACCTAGTGCATTTTCTATAGACCACGATAATATAGGGGGGTTTGGCGTAGCGTCTGATAGTTTTAGTTTTTGGGATCAAGACAGTGACGAATTATTAGCTAAAGGAAATGGAGGTTTACGGCAAATGTATAATTATGCATCCATAGATTATGACAGTGCTATAACGACTCCTCCAGATGATTATACCCCAAACAAAATGGATGATGCTTCAATATCCAATATGGAAAATCAACGTACACAAGATCTTACTATAGCCCCGAAAAGATAATTTTTAGGACAAAGACATCAAGTTGTAATATAAAATTGTTTTAGGCATAAATAATATAAAAATACCACACATATTAATTGCATACACAGCAACAAGATTCCTGCATTTCGTTTTATCGTTTCATAACCGAATAAACAATCGTACCCTATTTATATATAATAACATAAATCACAATGGCTTCTGTGGATAAATCTACATTACTGAAGGCGTTCAATGGGCAAATAGAGGAGTTTCTGGAAGATATTGTTATTCTTTTTCCGGAAAATAGAGATATAAAGACGAGTAAGACTGCAATTGTCATGATGAAACAAGCAAATCCGAAAATGTTGCTTTCCGTGTGGTATAGATACATTTACATGAAATACGCAGAAAAGATAGAGGAAGAAAATATTGATTACTTTCTGAATAAAGATTATACAGAGGATGTCGCGAAGTTGGAAAAAAATTCGAGCGGTTCATCAGTTTTAGAAAGCATTAATAAATTGAAAGGTCCATTGAAAGAACTTGATGAAGAAAACACATCCAAATGTATACAGTACCTGAAAAACCTGAATAATTTATCGAATATGTACATGAACTTATAAAAGTTATAAAAGTAATTATAATCGACATAAAATGAGTTAAAGCAATACAATCTTTATATAGTATTTATATACGTTCAACTAAATTTATAAATACTATAAACCTACCGAAAAGATAAAGATAATGGAGGACACTACAGAAAATGAGAAAGAAGGACCGATAGGAGAAACGGAATCAAAGAAGGTACCTCAAATTCTAAAAGATTTCATTGCGGATATATTGACATCTTTCCCTGAATATGCCGATTGTATAGAGACCTATGTGATAGATGCTATTTCTATCGAAGATACCGAAAATGAGCATATGACCCGATTTGTTGCTCATGTACAAGAAACTTTCCCTGCACGGTTCTTTGACATACTTTACAAAAATGAAGAGATTTTTGCATCCGAGTCGGAAGTAGACGTCAACCTTATTCCTGGATTGGATTTCAGTAAACTATGGAAAACAGAGGGTATTACCGATACCATAAAGGAGACGATATGGAAGTACCTTCAAGTAATCTTATTTAGTGTAATAAATGGTGTTAATTCCCACGATTCTTTCGGGGATACAGCCAAATTATTTGAGGCAATTAATCAAGATGAGTTCAAGTCAAAATTAGAAGAAACCATGAATAGTCTACAAGATGCTATGGGCAATATGGGAGATGGTGCTGGATTATTTGGTAATAACGAGGACACCAGTAGTGAAAATCAGGGTGATTCCAATACACGAGCGAATGAATCATCATCATCAACGATGCCAGACTTACCATTACCAGAAGAAATACATGACCATATAAATGGATTGTTGCAGGGTAATCTTGGAAAGTTAGCAACGGAAATCGCGGAAGAGACTGCACAGGAATTTGATCTCGATATGGATGGAGTTAATTCCGTGAACGATGTCTTTGAGAAGATGTTCCGTGATCCAGGGAAGATTATGGGTCTAGTAAAAAATATAGGGAGCAAACTAGATACAAAAATTAAGGACAATGATATCAATCAGTCTGATTTGATGAAGGAGGCAACTGAAATGATGTCGAAAATGAAAGACATGCCAGGCATGGGCAACATATCCTCCATGTTTAAGAACATGGGTATGGACATGAATGATATGGCTAGTATGGCGAAGAATATTCCAGGCTTAGGTGCAGCATTAGGAGGGGGTGCAAAACTGAACGTTGGAGCCATGCAGGCAGCTTTAGAGAGAAACATTCAATCTACCAAAAAGATAGAACAGATGAAAAAAAGAAACGAATATAGAAAGATTGAAAATCAAAGAAAAGAAGAAGAAATGAAATTAAAACAAATTGAAAGGGAAGCAAATCACGTAGAGATGAATGAACAGCAATTAGAAGAATTAATCTTTTCTATTGAAGGGGGAGAGCAAGCTACGAAAACATCACGTTTTCAACAACCAATAAAATCAGGCAAGAAAAAGAACAAGAAGAAAGGGAAGAAGTAATAACCTTAACATGCATAGTGAAAAAAAACTTATGGAAAGCGATAAACTATGTTTTAGGTAGTCTGCTTTAAATAATAATCAAGAATTATATATATACAGTCACTTTTGATTTTCACATTCCAAATAGACTATTTCATTTATTTATTCATACAATAAACAAAATGTCTAAGAATGAAAAGAAACCAGCAGCTACACCAGTGTGGTTTGACAATCCACTAATATTAATGAAACATAGCGAAATGTCGAAGATATGGCCTCAGGATGATATGACGAGAAGTGAGAAAATTAATGCAATATCTCGATTGGTAATATTGATGACTATTTTAGGGTATATAATGACCAGATCATTTATGTATGTTATTACAGGTGTTGCAACATTATCAGTATTAGCTATTTTGTATTTTACTTCCAAAAAGGGTGGATCTGATGAATCGAATGAAAAGTCCAAAGAAGGATTTCATAATGTTTCGTTAGATGCTTTCACAAAGGAAAATAAAATACATGATTCTCAAGGCAAAGTTATCATGACCAAGAATAAGAATAGTGAACGACATACCATGCCAACAGAAGATAATCCATTTATGAACGTCATGTTACCTGAAATATCATCTAATCCTACACGACCTTCTGCCGCTCCAGCTTATGATCGACCAATAGAGAAACAAATTAATGGTAAAACAAAAGAAGCGGTCATGGAAAACTTTGACGACAACGAAAAGATAAGAAAGAAGTTATTTTCTACTTTAGGAGACAACCTAGAATTTGAGAACATGGCACAGCATAATTTTTATGCCACTGCTAATACTGAAGTTCCAAATAATCAAGAGAAATTTATGAAATTCTGTTATGGCTCTTTGCCGTCAGGAAAAGAACTACACATCGATCACACATCTCATTAAATACTAAGAATAACACATGAATATCCTGACATATTCACCTACCGAATGGAGAAAATGATTTATGATTTATTCATAAATTCATAAAATTACCGCAAAGATAATATAATGTATTATATATACTTGAATTTGATATATATAATAATTCAAATCGTAATGTCTGTTATGGATTACACGTTTAATAATCTTACAAGATTAGGAGATGACAGCTGTGACAAAAGTCAACGATCTGTACAAAACACTGAGCAAGCTAACTATTCTCTCACAAATTTTCGTTCAATGGATTGCAGTATGAGTGAGCCTATTAGTTTCGCTACTAGCCAACCGAGTGTTTTCTACAACGGTGGTATGCAATCTGGACCTGGTGGGTGCAATATCGATACCAGTTCTGACCTCTTGATTGGGACCATAAATACTCACCCAAAGTGCCGTGTATCTCTTTTGGAGCGTCCATTCAAGACTGTTCCTTTTTTGGGCAGAGGATCTTCTAATCCTGTATTGGAGTCTCATATTCAACAAGGAGACACCATTTCGAACAGAAAGAGCTTGAATGCTATGTCTGAACAATCATATATTCCTTACAAAAATTATCCTTTATTACCGTCTATCGAACACGCCATGACTGATTCTTCCCACTTTGTCGAAGGAGATGCTTATGATGGATGGGTTCGCGGTGGCATGTCTTCACGAGAATACCAAAAAGATTTGGACAATTAAGTGCAAGATAAAACAATATAAGATAGAACAAGTCTTATTACTAATGTTACCATGACCCTATTGTTCAAATAAAAATTGATGTCAATAAATCTTCGGGTTTATCTGTAATATCAATCATACAAACTTTAAATTAGAAACATAAAGAAACCATAGTATATTATGTATAATCCACAATATACTAGACCATCCGTATTAGAAAATAAATATTTAATTCAAAGAAGAACAATGACCGAAACATACGATATAAAAAAGGATACATGCGATCATAGTTATACTCATGATCTCTGTCCCATGGCACAAAAGGTCGACGTGGTACATACCATTAATAGAAATGATGTGATGGATATTTATGATACACTGATGTTGTGTACATACCAAATAGAATTGACGAAATTAAAAATGCATACACATCATAACGAAAAGGATGAAGATGAAGATGAAGATGAAGAACTGAATATGAAGAATATGTTATACAATGTCCAATTAGCCCAAGTATTCAAATTAGAAGATAGCACGTCAGTTTCTTCATCAAACATTTTATCTCAAATTGAACAATTATACATTCTTATCAAAGATATTGATTTCATAAAAAAACTCATATCCCAGAATCCGTATACTTATCTATTTCATGATAATAGCAAAGAAGAAACCGAGTTTTTATTATTCCAAACATTCTTTTCGTATGACTTTTTTCACCTATTTCATAAATGTTTAATTTATTACTTTGCATCTACCCCGTCAAACGACCATTTAAAAGATAGCATACTATCACTTAATACAGCAATGCAAAATAAAACCAAATAGAGAAAATAGATCGTCATAATTTATCATATATCGTAATGTATAATCAATAAACTCATACTATATTATCCGTAACTGGACTCTTTGTATCCGCCTCGATTTCTAGTACCTCCTCGTTGCAAGGTATTTCAGACAAACATTCACACCAACACATACCTCCTAGCGTACAAATAAAAAATATCAATCCAATCGTGAACCACATTATTGTTCTTCTTTTACTGCTTATTGCAAAAATGTGTTTATTATTTTTCTGGGTAAAAACACTTATACAAGTTGAACAATACAGTACTATATGATATCTGCCGTAAATCTTTTCTCCATAAGAAAGAAAAGATAAAATGAAAAAAGTGTAGAGCGTTCTTCATGTTGTTACATAGCAATTGTATAAATCGAATAACCAATAAATACACATATGAAGGTTCTTATGATAGATGGTGTTGACATAAAGATTGGAAAGAACAAAGAAGAAAATGAGATGCTTCTCGAAATCATGAATTCTAGATTTACCTGGTTCCATATAAAAGAGTATCCTAGTGCTCATTTGTGGGTTGAAGAAGATTACAATAATTTATCAAAAGCACAAATATACCGATGCGCACTTGAATTGAAAAAAGTAAGTAAGTACAGAAAGTGCAATAACATTGAAATTATATATTCTCTAAGGAAAGATATTGAACACGATAAAAGCACTGTTTATACTAATAAAGCAAAAACGATTAAAGTATAAGTAGAAAGCAAACGTGAACGTATCATGGGGTTCCTATTACTCCATTTATATTCGTTGCTATGAATTTTATACTTAATTCAGGATCTTTACATTTTAGAATAAGCAGAAGAAAAACAATAAAAACATTAATCAATCAACGGTAATGACCATAAACACATGAATTTTCCATCCTCGTATTTGTTACGGTATATGATTATTGTGTTCATGGTGTCGTGCCACACTGTATACAAAATATCCGCTATTATAGCTCTATTTATTAACGAAAATAAATAATAATTATAAAATTTATTATTTATCTATTTTTTAACCATCTTTTTAAATTGTTGTATCATCTCTGTATTATCTTATTCTAAAATTATAGCTTGACACGCTTATATAATTCAAGAGCACAGAGACCACCAGCAACCTGAGATAAGATATAAGGTAATAAATCTTTCTTGGATAACTTACCAGCCGCTACCATCATGATCGAGACGGCAGGATTGTAGTTACCTCCAGAAATATTACCACCTAGAAGGATCGCAATAGTAAGAGCAGCCCCTATGGCGAGAGCATTACCGGTAGCAAGGATCACGTAAAGGAAGAAAAGTGTTCCTAAAAATTCGACAAAGTATTTGTTCATAATGAAAATAAAAGGCTAAAAATTAATAATTCTAAAATGAATATATTATATAAATTGTGTATAATATATTTTTATGTAGAAGCTAAGAACTCAATATACCAATCTTATATCCCTCGAGAAGTGGCAATAAATATCCACTAGTTTGGTGATTATTTGGCATACTAGACAATACCGTAGATAAGTCTTTACCATATGCCTCTTCAAGTGTATCTTCAATACTTTGATTTGTATTTGTATGGTTAAAATTACTTAAATTATACACATAACCTTGATAAGACATCCATTTATTATTAGCGTTAGCTAGAACTTGTGCAGATGAGTAATACGTGGGTTGAATAATATTTCTCATGCTAACCTTTTTTGGTACAATATATCCAGAATTTCTCGTTCTTCGTAGAGCTGAATTTACTACATTTTTATCTTGACTTCTAAATGATATAGGTGCACTTTGTATAATTTTTCCTGTGGCAAGAGCTTTTCTTCTCGCTAAATAGGAAGATTGATCTGTATTATTCATAGTCATTCCTGATGTAGCATTGACCGTTTTTACAAAATCTTTGCGACCCATAGCAAAAGAAGCATCATTATCGGCGGCTTCAAATTTCATTGGCATAGATCCTGCCTGTTGTAGGAGAGCATTATTTCCTCTATTTTTGATAAAAATGCCTTGATTTGGTGCAGCACTGGTATTTATTCTTGATACCCATCCAAGTGATTTTGATTGGACCTTGTCTTTATTTGTGTAAGTATACTGCATTTGAACAAAAAAATATGTCAAGATACTACGTGAATAGAGTATGAGTATAATATGTATAATAATAGTACATATTATATTGTATATTAATTATTTCCTGTTATTTGAGTTATTGATAAGATACGTGAGGAAAGTGTGAGAAAGATTCAGACATGTCTATGGGTATAATTATAATTTGGGATCATTGTAGTTACGGTTGATAGCTTGGTGTTTATTAAATTTTGTTACAAGTGAACTATCATTAACATATCTTTTATTTCCGGTATTGTTAGCTTTATAGAATGGTGTGCCTGTTGTGAATGACATGGGATTTCCCCAAGCCGATCGTAGAACCTTTCTGGTAGTACTACGTTCATTGCCTCCCACAGTTAGAATACCTAGAGGTGGAGCAACTCCAGGGGCTCCTCCTCCTAAGCTGCTTGGATTACTGGATGGTGTAGACATAATAATAATAATAATGTAAAATTATGGCTGTTATATTGAAATTAACTATATAATAGTATGTTATATTTATTTTCTTACTAAATTGTCTACCTAATGAGAAGAATGCATAATATTCATGCACTATGTAATTATACGTGGAGCGATATTCATGGTCATGAGTTCATGGAATAGTAGCTTGCATGAATAAGGGATTTCTACATAACTAAAATCAACACGGTTGTCGCACATTCTACATAGGTGTATGTTGTATGCATTATTGAAAGAAGCAATGGACCCACATTTCTTACAAACATAAACCTGGTATTTATCAGATGCATCATATATACGCCCCTTGGTGAACCTCGAAGCGCCATGTGAACACATACAATCACGTTCCATTTCTCCAAATCGTAAACCGCCGTCACGACTTCTACCTTCAGCAGGCTGTCGTGTCAAATTAACCATAGGACCAATTGATCTGCTGTGCTGTTTATCATTGACCATATGTTTGAGTCGTTGATAAAACACGGGACCAATAAATATGCTGGATTCCATTTGGCGCCCATTATGTCCATCGTACATGAGCTCATTACCGTAGCTTTCGTATCCTAATTTTACGAGTTCTTTGCTAATGTTCTCCACGGACATTTCTTTATTTCCAAACGCGGTACCGTCGCCAAATAACCCCAATTGAACAAGTACTTTCCCCAATAGTGTTTCCTTAAGTTGTCCAATTGTCATTCGAGAAGGAATAGCATGAGGATTGATAATAATATCCGGTTTTACACCATCAGCGGTAAATGGCATATCTTCTTCGGCAATTATATTACCAATTGTCCCTTTCTGACCATGACGACTGCTGAATTTATCACCAATCGTAGGTTTTCTAAAGGCTCTGATTCTTACCTTACAGAACTTATATCCATCTCCATTACGATCGATGTAATTCTTATCAATATACGATTTCTCCACGGTTCGATACGTACGACTCATATCATCATACTTGATCACTTTGGTATGATCGTTGCGGTTTTCTTTAATAGGTACCATTTTTGCAATAATGACATCATTATTATTAAGTAACGCATTTTCATGAATGACTCCTTTATCATTTATTTTGTCGTAATTTCCGTACTTCATACCCTTTGTTTTATTCGGATCTGGTTTGCATCTTATTTCTTCGTCACCATTTATCTTTTTGTCTTCGTCTTTTTCTGTATGATAGATGGTGGCTTGAAATAGACCTCTGTCTACCGCGCCTTGATTAAATAGGAGACTGTCCTCTTGATTATATCCGGTATGTGTCATGATAGCAACAATTACTGGCGATCCTGCAGGTATTTTATCTAACTGTACCATACCCATTAACCGCGTATCAACGAGCGGTCTAGCAGGATACGTGAGAACGTAGGCAGTTTTATCCATGCGTGTATCATAATTCGTTACGTACATACCCATGGCTTGTTTACCCATGGCAGACTGATATGTATTTCTGGGACTTTGGTTATTATCAGGAAACGGGATACAAGAAGCCAATATTCCAAAAATGGTACTTGGATGGATCTCGCAATGGGTAAATTGATATTTTATTTTATGGTTTATTTGTTCAATTAATCTACCAGTATTCATCGCGAGCATATTGAATCCTTGTTCCTCTGGATCTAAATATTCAATAACAGTATGTTCCACATTGGCACAGGTAAGCAAATCATTCCAATTGATCTCTTCGCGTTTCACTTTACTTGCAATATCATCTGTTAGACGTAATTTATTATCATGTACAATGTACAATGGTCGCGTCAATCTTCCTGCGTCTGTGCAAATACGAATTTCTCTTAATTTAATGTCAAATATAATAGATGTATAAATATTGATAATACCGCTGAGTTTTTTCCTTTTAAGTTCTTGATAAAGAACATATGCATCTGTTGCCATACCAACCCAAGCGCCATTGATCATCACTTTGATTCCAGAATCTTTCTCAGTATCTAGTAAAGTAGGTTCTTCGAGAGGAACTATGTCATTTTTGATGTATTCGTAAATTGGTGCGCTATATGTGGGTATTGTCATATGTGTCATGTAACTTAAATTTTTCACTACACCTACACTAGCTCCCTCTGGAGTTTCTGCAGGACACAAGAATCCCCACGAGCTATTGTGTAATTTTCTAGGAGGAACCAGTTTACCACTTTTGTCTATTGGTGTATTTATTCTTCGTAAATGACTCAAACTTGATATATATGTTAATCGGTTTAATACTTGCGCTACACCAACTTTATTGCTATTGACATTTTTTATACCAAAATCACCAGTCGACAAGGCACGTTTCAGACCATTTTCTATAGTTGTTGATTTTATAATTTTATAAATATTGGTGTTGTTAATAATATTTATGTAGTCATTGGTGGATTTCCAAGAACCATTATTGATTTCACGAACAATTTGTTTCTGCATGTCTTTCACGAGCTTGTTGAAATAATTGCGAAATAAATTGTTGAGTAATGTTCCTGTCAAATCTATTCTTTTGTTTATGTACGAATCTCTATCAGCAGTAGACGTCCAATTCAAACTACACTTTATTAATTTGGACGTCATGAGTCCTAGGAAGTGAATTTTCTGAACCTGATTATGGCAATGAGGGAATAAGTCATCAGTAAGAATACTCAAAGTAAACTCTCGTTTCTTCTTCAACCCTGACTCTTTATCCATGCCAAAAGGGGTGTACATAACATGCTGCATTAAATACTTTATTGAATCCTCTTGTGTTAGGACCTCGTTTGCATCAACTATAGAACCTTGAAGACTGTTAAGGACTTCAATATATTTGTCATTTTGCATATCAAGAACAATTTTGGTGCAAATATCTTTGTCAGATAGAATACCTAATGCTCGGAATACAACAAACAACGGCACTGGTTGTTTCATACGTGGTATTTGAATATACATAGCATGCCCGAATCCACTATTTTTCGTAGTGATCATGATATTGATTTGTTTTGGACTTATGCATTTAAAATCGGGAACTGATTTGATTTCAGCTAACCAAGACCACTTTGTATTGTTTTTGGAAACATCGAAGCAGTATATTCGATTCTCTGCCGCTCTTTCTTGTCCAAGTACCGTCTTTTCGCTTCCATTTATAATGAAGTATCCCCCGGCGTCGAATTGACATTCTCCGCTAACATTGTGGTTAATATGTTGGTATTGGTTTAAAACACAAATAGAAGATTTTAACATGATCGGTAGTTTTCCAATATGAATATTTGGTATTTTATTAAAGTGGGTTTGCACTTGTTCCATGTTCTTTCCGCTCTTTGTGATATACTGTATATTCATATCCACTGTCATCATCGAGGCATAAGTAAAGTTACGAAGTCTAGCTTCTTGTGGAAACATTAGTTTCGATGCCCCATTATTCTCATGTATTTGTGGTCTCTGTAATTGAAAGTTTTCGAAATTAATCTGTATTTCTAAGTTGTATTGATCAAATTCTTTGATATAATCTTGATCACTCACTATCTTAACAGGATTAAACATATTGATGGTTTTTTGTATTTGATAATTGACAAAGTTATTGTAAGACTCTATCTGATGACGAACAAGTTGTCGTAAGTGCTGATCTTTAAAGTACGATCCCAATATATCCCAGGGGTACGTATTTATCGTATCTGGTTTATCAGTACTTAAACGCATGTCTACATCTTTTTCTGACACGGTATCGTGTTGATCGATTGGGGTTGTCGTAAAAGAAGGAAATGTTGGAAGATCGTTCTCAGCATTTATTTTAGTGATGTCGTCTTCCTCTTTTTTCGATTTCTTCTTTTTCATACCAGTGGTAATTTTTTTTATTGACATTTTTCAGAAAATCAGAAAATCAGAAAATCAGAAAATCAGAAACTAACTTGATAATATGATGATGATGATGTTATTGGCATTGTCTATCACTGTCATTAACGGATATCAATTTTAAAATACGTTTACAGATATTTATAAAATGAAATGACTATAAAATGAAATGAATATAAAATTATAAGGATAAATGTAAATAAACGTTGTGTAAACTATTTTGATATAATTATGATTACGACACATAATATTGATAATAATGATAATACGGATAATAAGGATAATGATATTAACAAATTAATAAACGTACTAGAAAATACCAATCGATTATATTCGGAATGTTACAGTTCGCCATATTACTCTGGGTATTCTCCTCAAAAATCTACTAAGAATAGTCGCGTATTTAAAAGCAAACGGGTTACTGCAAAATTGGTTTCAATCGATTCTACCATAAAAATTCAAACCAATACACCATGCAGCAACATGACAGTCCAACCTAAAAAAATTGTAAATATTCAACAAGAAATTAATACAATCAACGATTTGATAGAACTATGCGAAAAATATCCACTTGACGATGATATTCAATACAATATCAACATGAAGGCGTTACATGATATTAAAGAACCACTCGGACAAATGAATAACATGATAGGGTTATGTGATATTAAATCTAATTTAGTTGATCAAGTTATCTACTATGTACAAGAACTTCATATTTCGTCCTGCACGAAAGCTTCCGACGATTTCATGCACACCGTAATTTATGGACCACCAGGAACAGGTAAAACAGAAATAGCAAAAATTATTGGAAATATTTTCAGCAAAATTGGTATTCTTAACAACAAAGTATTCAAAAAGGTTACAAGAGATGATCTGATAGCCGGATATCTCGGTCAGACTGCAATAAAAACTAAAGATATCATTAAGGAGTGTATTGGTGGTGTACTTTTTATTGATGAGGTATATTCTTTAGGAAATGCCGATAATAAAGATTCATTTTCAAAAGAATGTATAGATACGTTATGCGAAGCACTCAGCGACCACAAAGGGAATTTAATGTGTATTATAGCTGGATATAAAGAGGAAATAAAAGAGTGTTTCTTTAAAGTTAATGATGGTCTAGAATCCAGATTTCCATGGCAGTATAATATTCATGAATATAGTGCCGATGAATTATTGAAAATTTTCCACAGGAAGGTAACACAGATAGGATGGAGTCTTGATCATGATATTGACAATACCTGGTTCCATAAAAATAGTGGGAGTTTCAAATATTATGGACGAGATATGGAAACTTTGTTATCAAAAGTAAAAATTGCACACAGCAAACGTGTATTTTGTTTACCTAAGAGTAGTAAGACAATAATAACAGAAGGCGACATTAGTGAAGGTTTCCATAATTTTATTCGAAGTGACAACGTATTGTCCAGATCGGAGAAAGCGACTTTGACAAAGGCAATACATAATTCTATGTATGTGTAAATTAAATTTGAAATATTATATTCTTAGATATTAATATGAGGATTTATAACGTTACTGGAAAATTACATCATTACCTAGAAATATATATATATAATATACACTTATAAATCATAAATCATGATTGATAAAAGTAGTAATAATGATGTTAAAAAAACTATAAACATTGGACATGATTTAATGAATCCGTACAAAAGACGAGGAAGCAAGAAGTCTATAAAAGTGAAAAAACCTAACTCATCTGCAAAAACATTTAAGTTAACGTCCACCAAGCGGGAATTACTGAATAGAATAAAAGAAAAACGCGAAGAAGAACGAAAGAGAAATAGTGCTTTAAATATTGTGTTAAACACAAGAGACGGCAAGACATTATCATCTAGCCAGCAAGACAACAAGACAAAAATGCAAATGAACGAAGAAACATTTGAATCCGGATTCAAAAATGCATTGGAGTACTTAGACATGGTAAGACACCAACATAGGGAAAAAAAGGCAAAACAAAAACAGAAACGTAATCTAGGTCAAGGACACCTTATGTCAATTGGGGGTGATTCACCTAGTCCCCCTGTTGCTCACCCTGTTGCTCCCCCTGTTGTTCCCCCTGTTGTTCCTTCTGTTGTTCCTTCTGTTGCTCCCTCTGTTGCTCCCACAGTTGCTCACCCTGTTGCTCCTCCTGTTGCTCCCACAGTTGCTAACCCTGTTGCTCCTCCTGTTGCTCCTCCTGTTGCTCCTCCGGTTGCTCACCCTGTTGCTCCTCCTGTTGCTCCTCCGGTTAATCAAGGAAGTGATAACGTAATTGTTGTTAATACCGCACATACATCATCGTTTCCTTCTAGTGGGGGTGGAATACAACGCAACGGAAAACCTTATAGTACTATGCCTGCCCCGGTATATGGAAACTTAAAAGGAGGTAGTTTGCCGACATATCGTAAATACCAGACGATGAAAAATACGAAACGATTTCATAACGATAGTCATAAACTCATCGATGCATCACAACAGAGTGGAGGACGACGACGAAAATCTTTGAAACGTCGTGAAGTTAAGAAAAAAACAGTAAAACGCACATATCATTTGGGGAGAAATAAGGCGAACAATCAATTGTCAGTGTTAATAAAAAATCAAGCTAAAAATAATAAAATAAAACAAGAAGAGGGTATAATTAAAAAAAAGCCTATAAATGAGGTTAAAAATTATCTTTACGACAAGAATATGATTAAAATTGGTACGACAGCCCCCGAAGTTATACTACGAAAAATGTACGAAACAAGTATTCTTGCTGGCGATATTACTAATCAAAATCCTAAAATTCGTTTGCATAATTTTACTTCATATGGTAATTTGACTTAATCCACTACACGACATCTATAGTCTAGAGTACCGTGTACATTTACGCGAATTCTAAAATTGAAATACTTTGTTTCGAATACGAGAAGGTCGGCATTAACAACATCACTTTTTACGACATAATGAATTTTACCCCAGTACACGTCTTGATGCCTAATACATCCGCAAATGACATTCAGATCACACATTCTATGAAAAAGAGAAGAGGAGAAAACATGAAACGGTACGGAAAGAGCCAGACATCCCCATATAAAAAACGTAGAGTACAGAATACAAATGAAACGAACAATGGAACGAACAATCTGGATGAAACTGATTCAGATTATACACCGTCAGATACACCTCACTACGATTATATTTGTCCTTCAGAGAAAGAGGATGATGACAATATCTTAGATGGTAAAGAAGTACATGAAGATTCCCTTTCCTATGATAACAAATCTTCAAGAACTGTTGATTCTGATGTTTCTGTAAACTCTTTCCCTGTGGCTTCCACTATAATGGCAGCAATTCAATCACTTCCACAAAACAAGGATATATCAATGGGTAAGTTGCTTATTTATGTGAAAAAATATTTGGAAAAATTCCCAGAAACTTCTCAACTCAAACATAGTAGAATTGTAAACGGTATATATGATTCACTTGACAACGTATCAGGTTTTCGCAAAATTCGTCACGGTCATTACACGTACGCATCTAATCCTAATTCACGCAAAGATACAAATAATTATAATTCTTCTGCACTAGAAAATACCACAATGTTACCGTCAAATGATAATGAGAGTGTACACGACGTGTCGAATGACTCCGATCAGCCGGTAATTGTGCAGAACAATAGTACGTGTGCTACAGATACTGTTCGTGATAATTTACCCGAAACCCAGCATGAACCTGAAAATAGAGAAAATGTCCATTTCCAAACAGAGACACATCATGTTACCGTTCCTTCTACCGATTACGATTCACAGAAGCTACTATTGATAAGAATCAAGGATTTATTCAATGAAGAACTAATCACCAAGGAAGAATACCAAAGAGCCAAATTAAACATTCTCAAAAAAATCATGGAGGCATAAAAAAATACAATATTAATCTTAATAAAATAAATGAACAAAAGTAACAATGAATAATAATTTTAAATTAATTTACACCATATACGGATTCTTACATATTTCTCTAAACAACAATAAATTATATTCAATTGGATGAATAATTTATTGTTGTTTTTGTTGTTATTATTAATTAATAATTAATTATTAATTAATTAGATTAGGTTATAATACATTTTTTATTTACGCATTTTCGTAAGGACACGTGTCATTATATTGAACATAATGTAAATACCTAATAATCCGAGACATGTATGGTACATATTTAAAATGGGACTGGTTAGATTTTGATCATTAACATATTCACTATCCTCATCTATATCTTCATCAAGACGTTTGTCGTCTTCATCCCCAATATATGATCTAAATGCTTCTTTGCATCGAGAACCGGTAACAGGGTTTACTCCATTTAGGAAGTAACAACTATTCATATTGCGTATATCTGTAAGAGTTACATAATGAGATTCGGTGCTTGCCTTGTTATTGGCGTTTATTGTTTGCATGGTTAGTTCTTGACAATCCGGAGTAGCACCACTCATAAATGATTGGAAAATAGTCATGGGATTGATAGCAGATAAATTGCTAAGAGTACCCGGTATTAACCCTTTGAATTCACTAAAATTTGTTCCCATTGCGCCACTAATAAATGGTATTGACCCATCTGGAACATTATTTATGTATACGTATCTGTCAACCATATTCTTCGTTTTCACATCTTTGCACGTTGCTCCTGTTTTCAGGAAGAATTTATTTCCTAGAGGTCTACCTGTTTTAGACGCAGAACCACCTCCGGTTACGAGGACTTCAGCATAACTCATCAATCCTGCTACGTCTTTGGCAATAGAAGAAATACTACCTTCATTTGACATGCCTATTTCCTTAGGATTGTTAATATTTTTCCAGTATTGATAGTCTGGACCCAATAGTTCTTCTTCGACGCCTTTGGCATCTTTCATTACCTTGTTGAAAAAATTACCTGACATATTCGATATCAATTATTATTATTATTATGACAGCGTTATCAATCCTTTCTCCTTTCTTAGATATATATTGAAGATATTCTTTTTTTAGGCACAAACCATAGAAATAAATAATATGACAATAATATATTACACTGATCTATATTATTGTAGTACTAGATACAAATACATAATTTGTCATAATACTATGAGCAAACCTATCAACTTTAATTATTCTAATAGTTTATCAGCTACTAAACAACCTCAGGTACCTCTAAAAGATGGGACTGATCCTAATTCATATTCCGTTGTAGCCACGTGGTCTAAACCTCTTGTTGCCGGTGATACTGATTTTCCGATAGCTCCACCACACAAACCAAATCCATTAAAACATTGGCGTAAACGATTGACACCAAGAAGCGGAAGTGGTGTGGGAAGATCCGGAATATCGTTAGACACTGTAAATGCTCCTGGAGGTAGTGTCATGGTGGGAAGCGAATCTTGTGATTGTACTGATGGTACACAAAACGCATCCATTATAACTAGTAATAAATTTTTACAATCTACAAGTGCTAGTATAAAGCCACATAAACTTAATGGTACTTCTTGCTGTAATCCAGCTAAAAATAATGTCATTCGTTCTGGTATGGTGTCATATACCACAAATGGACGCACTGACCACAGCAAGAAATACTACACCACATCGTCGCAATATCTTAAGGCAAGAGGACAAACATATGCCCAAAAGTTATCTATACATCGCATAGAAGGAAATACTTATGTGGATACTACAAATTGTCAGCCTCTCCCTGCAAGTGATTCTTCTAGTGGTTCACAAGCGTTTTATATTAATGCACCAGTAGGCACAGACATACCAGGAGGATGCAAAAACGTCAGAACTGTTTATAAACCAAGTAACCAACAATACGCTACACAAGGAGCTGTTGAATCGGGTACTAGAATTATGAGATTAAGAAACAGTATATTAAGACCACAGAAAAAGACATGCTAATCTAAAAATGAAAGTAATGTCAATATACTACAGACGATTCATCTAAGTGATTATTTATCTCTGTGTTTGTTTTAGCTAAAATGTTCTGTTTACGGATTTCCTGTATACTTAATCGTTTAATCCGTTTTGGCGTTTCCATGTGAAATTTACGGTATCTGTTATCCTCTTCACAATTATCGTCATCAACGTTATTGTCGCGTTCTGTTTTGTCGTATTCAGTGACTATATTAACACTTCTTTTATTATTGTCTTCCTCCTCTTGGTCCTCCTCTTGGTCCTCCTCTCGATCCTCCTCTCGATCCTCCTCTTGATCCTCCTCTTGATCCTCCTCTTGAGCCTCCTCTTGATCCTCCTCATCGAATAATACCCGTTCTGATGCTAGCTGGAGCGCGGAAAACAATTCGCCTGAATAAAAAGGAGAATTTTCAAAATTGTTTTCATGACACTTGTTTAAGTGGAATGATAATTCATTGATATTATGAAATACTTTATTGAAATCGACGTTAGTGACGTCATAGAGAGTACTCAAATTCTTTCGTTGTTTCATGAAGAAGTGTTGCGTAGATACAGATAATGATGCAATATTTATAGCACATAACCCTATACATCCTGCTGTAAATGAGGAGAATAATAGACTACTATCCAGAATACAATAAACTAAAGAGGTGAAACTTGTATAATCAGAATTTCCATCGCAATATTTATTTTGTGGGTCGTGCATAATATATCAAGGTTCGTGATATGTACTCAACTTTATAATATACTAGACATTCATGCTTTTATATTATAATTCTACTTATATTTACTTTACTCCTATTATTTATACTTTACTCCTAATATTTATACTTTACTCCTAATATTTATACTTTACTCCTAATATTTATACTTTACTCCTAATATTTACTATTTACTTTCCAGCAAATTTCATTAAACCGTCTACGGTTCGTTTACCCTCATACATTTTGAATTCTCCTTTATCGTTGGACAACACTACGGTAGGGAATGAATTGATTTTGTATTTGTCCAAATCATTTCCAGCATCCTCCATACTAATTTTCTTCAACACAACCTTACCATCATATTTTTGGACAAATTTATCCCATATAGGATTAAATTCTTTGCAATATTTACATTTCTCCATATAATAATAGGTCATATTAGATGGATTTTCAAATTCTTCTTGAGATGTCAACATCCCGCTATTGTAATAAATCAATCCAAGTAACACCACGAGGATACATAGTATACAACACTGAGAATCAGAAAATTGAAAAGACACTATACGTTTCACACATTTACGTAGATAAGAAAACATGAGCAATATAATTTATTACGATTACTATTATGCCTAATTTTGTTTATAACTTTTTTATATCATATGATTCGATTATATTTTCCTACCACTTCATTTTATTGTTTGAGGAATGTCCATGTCCATGATGATGATGGTGCTTCTTGTGCGATTTTGATGATAATGAACTCTGTATGATTGCGTTATTATTCGGGATGTTATGTTTCTCGCACCAAGATATACACTTCAATATATTGTTCTTTTTTAAATTATCTATTTTATCTGCCTTAGCCTTACTAGATATATTAGACATTGTGGTTGTTATATTTTCAATTTGCTGCTGTCCAAAAATAGCATTATAATCTTCTATCTTATTTACAAAATAGTATTCAATCGGATAAGGAATGAAATGATGTAGTATAGAATGATTTGCATCGTTCTGTTCAGTAGGATAAGTGGAAGATCCCTTTTTATTATTCGTCATTTCTGTGTCAGATTTAGATGTATGTCTATTCATCGTGAGAAGAGGGTAGTTCTCTATAATACTACTCATCAGTTGCGTATACTTCTCATTTCTTTGGAAATATTTACAAACTATGTATTTCTCCGAATTGGCTAATCTGCTAGTATTTGGTTTGATGATATGGACTTCCTCATATAAACTACTAAGCAAATACAAACATTCTATTGATGATCGCGTGAATAAATCGAATACCTTCAGAACAAAATGACCACGATCTTTCTGTATAGCCAACGCAAAACATATCTGCGCAAATAGTAACTTCGAAGCAAGAAGTTCTTGATGATTGAAATCAATTGAGAAATCAAAGCCTCCGTCACCAGTAACTATATCAATAGAATTATTGAAATTTTCATAGTAGTAAACTAAATTACTAGTACTTAATAAATCTCCTGTACCAGTAACCCCCTTTTCTATGATAACGTTAGGATTTTTCTTTAAAAACCCTTTAGACTTCCCCCATCCTGGAATATTCGTATCACTTTCATTTATCAACGTCATACCATAATGCCTGTCGCTACTATACGTCTCTTTAAGTATCTCTTCTATGGCATTGGTTTCGATCAATCCTGGTGGTTGAGGAATCGTGCTTTGTACATGAAGTTCATGTTTCAATGACGTATTACGTATATGTCGTGTAGCCTCGATAAATCCCCCTGGTCCTTCTGCCAAATGAAATGTATTTACACTTCGTCTAGAACAATCTTTAAATAAATCCATCGTATGAGATATCTCTATCATTTTATAAAATGACCTTGATAAAGGCTTCAGTTGACTCGTTGCTACTTTACAACCAGGTATAACAGTATGGATAAATTCGTATGGATTCGTAAATTTCTTCATATTATCCCATAAATCCATATTATTGTCAATCTGTTTTTTTATTGTCTTTAAATATGCACATAACGTTTTCGATATATGAGTAGTATCATCTGTGCTGTCATAAATAGACCTACAATCTGTATCTTTTGCTAGTATTACGTTATTCAGGGAAGGTGAAGTGATTATACGATCAGAATGCCGACAGTCGCTTGTTTCTAATACTTTCGTCGTAATTTGAATAGCATCGACAAAATTATTTGTTTTTGGTAATGTGTAGTAATTCATATTTATTCAAAAAAAAAAGAAAAATGTTATTACTATTGTATATTGTAATTTGTATATTGAATTCAGTTGTTAGCGTAGTGTTTATTTATTTATTTGTGATGTTTCTACAATATCCAAGTATGATATATATATGTGATCATTCATATTTATATCATATTACTCCATCCTCTATTTTTATTACTCTTCATCATTTCTATATGTCTTCCTCCTATCAGTATATCTATGTAGTACTTGTATCCGTAGGCATTGGGACAGTTTCAAATGGTATCGAACTACCTCCCATATTGTTACCTACATGTTCATAAATAAATTGATCGTTTAAAAAGGAAATAACACGTTCCTCTTCATCATTCATTATGCCTTTGGAATTCTGATTTTTTCCATTAGAAGCATTGTATACATCTTGAAATGTCTTTGCTTGTTTAATTCGAAATCCGTTATTCATCATCTTTTCGTTAAATAAATCAAAATTCACAAGATATTCTTCTTGACCTTTAAATCCCGATTCTTGAACGATTATAGAAACACCTCCTATCTTTTTCTCAAATTGATCTGTTATACGTTTTTTTTGTTCCTCGTATTCTCCAGTTTCTTCTTCTCCCTCTCCCTCTGCCATATTAAGTTTTATACTGATATTATTATTAGTTCTATAATGAAATTCAGGTTTATTCAAAAGTAAATCCAACACACGTTTGCCATTATAACATGTACCTATAAAGAATCCTCCTACACGGATAGTATACTTTAGGTTGTCAATAAATTGTTGCACAGTATTTTCAGACTTAAAGAAGTAATGCATCGCAAATTGGGATGAACCAATATGGAATCCTTCTCTTCCTTTTTCATATATATGTATTACTCCTTCCATTGAACGTGGTATATCATCCTTGATTACTTGTCCGAAAATCGATTTATTTATCAAATTCGCCATTGTTAATTTATTATCAGTGTATTTTTTATCACTGCCTGACTCAACAAAGGCATCTCCATTCTCGATGCTCTTAGAACAATCTCCTTGTACAAACATACATTCTAACTTATTAGTAATATTTTTATCCATTAGCATCCTAATGTAACGAACACATGCTCCATTAACATCGTCTTGTAAGTTTGAAGCACTATAATCAATTCCATATGCAAATTTTATTTTGGCATCTCTCCATTTAAATATATCACCACCTTTACCTACCCCATAATCTATTAAATTTAAATTGTTGACACCCTTAAGAAAATCTACAGTTTCGGATATTAAGTTTTTCTTAACAAAATTATGGAAATTGTTTCTACTTGTTACAACTCGACTACCCACATTAGTATAATATGCCTCCTTGTTGTTAGTATTTGTAGTCGTTACAGAATCACTTTTTTTTCTCTCACATAAATCTCCACTTATCGGAACCGGGTTTTGGATAAAATCGTAATTGCTTTTCGCAGTATCGTAAGCATTGGGACGTGTTTTGTCCGTGCGAACTCTTATAGCTACCCAATTTCCACTCCCATTTTCCGATTTTCGATACTCACATTCCACAATGTCACCATCCATAAACTTTTGGGATTTCTTGTCCTCATTTTCTTCTGTTTGCATGACAGTATTTACTACTGGAAAAGATGCTAGTCCAGTTTCATTTATATCTCCGTTTTCGTTATACACCTGAAATCGGACTGGTTCATTACTTTTACTATTGCTTGTATCTAGACTTCCCTTTATTTCTCCTGGGATCTTGTTGTATACGATTGCACAAGCATTTTCTATCGGTTTATCCTTCATGCTTACTTGCAGTTCACAAATATTTTGTTTTGTATTATGTCCTTCTGTTCCGTTCTGACTTACATTTGTTTTCGTGTCAATTACTTTAACTTTAAAATCAATCGTCGTTTGCTCTACTGATTTCCATTTGTAAACTTTATCTGTATTATTATATCCCGATACTGATCCGGTAGGTGTCAATATCATACCATCATTTTCAAAACCACTATCCACATTCGCGCTGTTTGACTTGTTTAAACCTTGTATATACTCGATTCCAGCTCTATCTACGTTTTGGAATTCTTTGCAAATTACCGATATATTCACTGACTCTTGAAGAAAATCTACTACCTCCTTAAATAATTTCTCTCGTTTTGGAAATGTCATGTGCAAGCATGATTTATTACGGTATGCGTAAATGTCAAATACTTGATATTGCATCCTACCATTTCTTAAAGTTACGAGTTCACCATCAAGAATGGTATTATTGTAATTGTCCTCATCGTTATAAACATATTTCAGCTCGATTTCAGTTTTCTGAATTTGTTTAAGTTTATCCACAAAGAATGTATTATCGTCGAATATAAATAGTAATTTTCGTGTACCATCTGCTTTGTTCGTAATATTGTAGGAACCAGTATTCGTTTCAGGACTGGACTTTTTATCCTTATCCTTTTTCTTATCCTTCTTCTTATCCGGTTTCTTCGCACCCCCCTCTAAAATACGGGATGGAGAGCATACAATAGTCATATCCTCTTGTTGAAATGTCACTGGTTGGGGACCATTATACCACGGAATGTTATCTGCCAAGTCGGTAGATATCTTAGAGTATGCATCGTTGACCTTTTTAATTTCGGCTGTTTTCATAGGCAAACAAGAATCTTGTACACCACATAGGACCGATTTTAAAGCAAACAGTATTGATTTTTTCATGTTGTCTTTCTTGCATCCGTAATTGTTCAAAGCCTCTATTTCGACTTCGTATATTGGTTTATCTTTCTTCTCGTCGATACCTTTCCATTCTTTTCCATTGGATTGGTATATCGTACTGATATCTATTCTTGCACATGATTTATCAATATTACGGTTGTCAGTAAATGAGACCCTACTTATGTATCGAAATGTCTTTTCTATATCTTGCCATTTTCCATTGGTTATAAAGTTAGCCTCTTTTTGTGTAGTTTGTCCTGGCGATTTGAGACCTGTCTTAACCAATTTTGTAATGTCATTTTCTTTTTTTAAATTCGCACGAACATTATCATAATTAGTAAAGTTGTACGTTTGTTTCATCTCCGTGAATTTATTTTCATAATGAATATTAGTATTATCTCCTGTATAGATACTATTATTATCTTTACAAAACGATGGTATACCTCCTTCTTGTATACATATACGGAAACTTTTTCTAATTTGAACATTGTTGTCGTAACTGTTTATACGTTCGTTACTGTTTATACGTAGAAATGTATTACTTTTTGATCTTGTATATCCAGCATTTAAAATATATTTTGTTATATTTCGAATGTCATTTGCGTTAAAATTTATTTTTCTAGAATACTGTGGGTTACCCACTTTTTTATTTTTAGCATCATCTATTTGATTATAATCTATCTTAGATACCTGTAATTCCAACTCTAGTTTATTAAAATTATTTCCGGGGCTATATTGTTCCAATGCGGAGCATAATAAATCCATCTTTTCATTATCACCATTGCTGTCATTAGATGGATTATTAATCTTATTTATTGTATCTTTATATGAATCAGTAGACATTGTATTTCTCTATGATATCCAGAATGTATGTGTATATAATAGTGATATGTTTAAATTTATAATTGAAACATCAATTTTTTAATAGTTAAGCGGTTAAATATTGCATAATTCGTTCATACATAACAGGTTTTGTGCATTTTTCATCATCTTTAAATTCCAATTGTAACTGTGTACAAATGTATCTTAGATCATCTGCTTTATAAGAAGAAATGGACTTCATAGGTTTATCCATATTTTCCATATACCACAAAGAATCACGTACTTCTTTGACCTGTTCCATGGAGATATTCATACAGTATCCATATTTTTCTTTATCGATATGTTTTTGAATTATATGACATGGAAGAGACTCGTCAAGCATGACTTCATGATACGTTCTACCACTGACATAGAGTAGGTTCATACATTTTAAAGAATGGGTAAGAGCTATTACACTCCGAATATGTAAATGCTTATCATGTACAATATTTTCTTCTATACCCGTTCGGCTCATTTTTAATGGTTTTATTATATCTTTGTTGGAACGTATAACATCAATAAACTGAAAACGTGTATCGCGTTCCGTTTCGCATGTATTTTGTACAAATTCATAAGCTTTGGAAGTGTTTCCATAGACTAAATTGTAGAAACTCCAAAATAACGAGTCTTTTTCATGTGGAATAGTGATTGTAAATTTATTATCACCACCATCAGTTTTGTTAATTAGCGACGTTGTGGTGCTTGTAGTTTCGGTTGGTTTCGTGTTTATCTTGTCATATGCCATTAACTTCTGAGGTAACGTATTGTACCCATTTGCATTTGATTTTTTACCACTAGCGTACGCTACTTGTTGGAAACGATCGGACGATTCATACACCTTCTTGTTTGCCTTCAATAGCATATCTGCTACGTTTGCCGCCGACATTTGTGGACATGATGATGATGATGATGATGATGATGATGATGATGATGATGATAATGTTTTAAAGTTATTCGTCTCAGATGCGTCAGACTTATATTTTGGATGTGAATGTTCAGGTTCGGTGATTTGTAAAGAAATAATATCCTTCACACTATTTTTGACTTTTACCTCATACATGTCATCTACATCTAAAGCTAGAGAATGAATGTCGTTAGCATATTGACTAATCTTTTTTATAATTGAAGATATATTGATATCGTCTACCAATAATAACATCTTTAATATTCAATAATTACTCCAAATAAGTGAAATGGAAATGGTGTGAGTATCAATGTATATTACTATATGAAACTACGGAGATTTCCGTTTGATACATAGTAGTATACTCTTTTCCTTATGTCATTTTCATGGTTATTCGTAGACGTTATGGATTGAGATATTTGAAGAAAGTATTCTCATGACATGTGCAGATACTTCCACACTCACTTACTCACTTACTCCCTTCATTTTCCATTTTCCATTTTCCATTTTCCATTTTCCATTTATTGCAAAAATATATTTCTTTATCCAAAATACATTTCACTTATATTGGACGTTTCGTTCTCTATCTGATCCAACGTTTCTGTTTGCTTACTGACATATTCTACATACTGTCTGATTTCTTGAATTATTTTAGAATCTATCAAAGATAAATTAATAAAAATACCGTTCTTATTCTCATTTATCGTCACGTCACATGTCTTTTTTAATATCTTCAATATTTCTATTTGATTAAATTTGGGTAAATCTTCAATGATCTCTTTTAACGTTTGTAATGACATTACCGAGACAAACAAAAAAAATAACAAGACGAGCACGTTATGTATATAAACTATTTTGTTATGTTTATTGCTCTTTTCAATTATTTATGAATAGATGCATCTTTTTATTTACTTTTATGTATTACTTTAATACCCCAATTATATTTACGTGTTTCTCATTTAATTCGTACCGTTGCCCTATAACCTCGATTGATATGGAGCGATTAACGCTATAGTCCTGAAGGTTTTTGTTACCTTGTTGATCTGAAGCCAAATAAACCACGATAGGTGAATTGTATTTATCTTTTCTTCCCATTCTATTTTCTATTTGCTTTTTTTTATTTTCTATGTATTTTTCATCATTATCGTTTCCTTCTTCCGTGCTCATTAGCAACTTCATCTGTTGGTCTAATTCTTGATCATATGTGTACTCTGCGCGGATTCCTGCACCAGTATTATTCTTTACTACACAAGGGAAACGCATACCAATGATAGGACAACAAACATAACATTTTATCACTACTTCAAATTCAATATCGTTAGCAATTTGTAAGCCGACAGAGTATGTTAGGATTTGCATAGTGCCTATTTGAATGTACCCTTCCTTTGAGCATTTTCCCTCCATCAAATGCGATACCAAAGTTTTCAAATTTTTTTCTAATGCATCACCCACCGCAGTGTAGGGTAATCTTACGTTTCTTGTTATAATTGTTTCATTGTACAAATTATCGTGTGACATTTTATATATCAAAATTAATATAAAATGGTAATATTATAGATTTTATGAAACTGTTAACAAGATATAGGTGTGTATATATATATATGTATCTTATATTTATTATCCTTCTTTCGCATGATCAATTTTATGATTTGGACAAGCATACCTAGCATATTCACTAAAATACAGGATAGTGGGTTGTTCAGTATTTGCAATTTTCAGTAACTTGTTCATACGAGCATTGTATTCTATTTCATAACATATATCTATTTTTTTTGGTGATGTTCCGCTTTTTATCTCTTTTTCGCCGAGAAAGGGTTTTGTGTTTTCTATTTTTATGGTACCGCAATACTCCCCTGTTGTATCTGGGTCATTCACATCCTTGATCTTAAATACTTTTGTTTGGCTACCCCTAATATAATCATAAAAGCTTATATGCGAAGAATGCGTAATTTCACTTTGTATAATTGTAGAACAAGGTATATCGCTTTCCTGAAAGATATGATTATCATTATTTAATAAATACATGATTATTGTATTCTCCTTAAGTTCTGATTTTTTCTTTACCGTTGATGAAGCATTTTTTTTTAATACCAAATATGTATCGTTATTATCTATCGTAATGATATTCTTTTTTATATATTCGTTGATGTAACCAACGTATTCGTTTTCATACTTGTCTTTGTCATCATTATTCTTTTCAAATACGTTCTTCTTCCAGTGTTCATTTTTATTTGCAGCATACCAATACCTTATAAGTCCTAGTTGAGAATCGTACGATAATTCATCGATGTAGTTTTGTATTATGGTTTCCTTCATTTTTTCCTCTTCATCTCCATTATTATTACTGGATGTAGCTCTTTCCCCGTTGCTGTTAGTTCTATTATCGGTTATGTTATGCACAACAAATTCGTAATACGATTGTGGTTTGTGTCTTGTTCCTTTTGGTTTCTTTGGCTTTGACTTTGCCTTATTATTTTTTGTTTTTAAAGGTTCTTCCGTTTCGTTATTCTTATCATCATTTTGTTTTATTAATGTTTCTACTTCATCTATTCTTTTCTTTATTTTCATAAATTCAAGCAAAAGATCAACTTTGTATTTGACCACAAACTTTTCCGTATTATTATACTGAGTAAAAATATAATTTATAACATCGTCGTTATTCATACCAATGACGTTATCGGGTGTTTCCGTTTCAAAAAGTAATTTAGATAAAACCTTTTTGTTGTAGACAACACATAGTTCTTTGATGTCCACATATATTCGGGAATTATCAATTGCCTCTTTACTCACAAACAATTTACTATTTGGTATCTTGGTACGACGTTCGAAATCTCCTATTTTTGGATAAGTCAGTACGGCAGGTTGAAACATATAATATGTACCAATATTTACAATATATCCATGCTCTTCGGCAACCTTGTTATATATGAGATACTTGTACTTATTGTCAATTACCTCGGACAATGAAACATCTATTTGAGCATCTGAATAGTTAAAGATGCTACGTATTTCTGCATAAAGTGCAATCCTGTCATAATACGTTCTGTAGAGAAATAGATCTTTTATTTTTGATATAATTTCGTCGTTATTCATGAGAATAAAAGATTCATTAAACGTAGACTCGTCAACATTGCCACTTCTTTCTGTGTTACATGTTATAGGGATGCACGTGTCCATATAATCACAATTCATAGAATAAGGCATATTCTTTACTTCGACTTTTACTTCTTCTCCTTTTAATGAAACTGGACATTGACTTACGGTTATGTTTCCCCTAACTAAAATATCAGTATCGTCTTTATTGATTAAGCAGTCTATGCTTGATTCTTTCAAAAGGCGACTTATTTTTCCAATTTCTTTAGATTTACGAAACGCCTCTGTATAAACTGTAATATCATTTGTTTGATTTACTTTTCCTTCATCGTTATCTATATAGTAAGCACAGTGCATATATATTTCGACATTTCGCTGATTGAAATCAAGATTTTGATGACTATGTGTTCTTACAGCACGTCCTATAATTTGTTCAATACGACTCATGTTATACCAAGGGTTTAATATATGAACCTGACGTATATTTTTGAAATCAATTCCTTCAGAAGCGGTAGATGAAATGAGAACCACCTTTATGCTTTTACCCGTGGAATTTTTGTCGTCTTTTATTTTTTCCATTAATTTATCCTTATCATTCATAGCCGTATAGGCATCATCACCTGTGAATAATGCGTACTTTCCATTTACGTTTTTGGTCTTTGGTGGTTTCAGTAGTGGTCTAGAATTCTCTCCATCAGTAGTTCTTATATATCCTCTTGTTTCAAGTGCTAACGCTAAAGGAATAAGCGCGCCAGTGATGTACTGACTATATACAAGGATTATACCTTCTGTTTTATCTACTTGTTCCATAATTGCCGCGATTTTACAGCCATGTTTTTCTAATGATGTTTTCTCAAAGAATTCTTTTTGATCTTCTTTCATTGTGTAAGTAGTTAAATTACCAGAATTAGATTCAGATTTATCACACACAGAATTAAGTCCTTTTTCTCCTATTCTATCAGATGCTTTTCCACCAAAATTATTGGAAGGATATGTTATGATGAGCGCAGTACTAATTTCGGAAAATTGTTTTACGCTAATTTTATTATTTGTATCAAGAGAAACAGATTTTAAAGATACATCAGATATATCCTCAGAATAATCGTCATCATCATCCTGATCATCAACATCGTCGTCGTTAGAAGGGTTATTATTCATGACATCTTCATAGATGTCGTATTGATCTTTATTCATTTTGTCCATGTACAAATCAAGAGGTAATAAGGATGAGGATGAGGATGAGGCTGATAGGATCGTCTGGCTAGAATTTTGTCTATCAAATTGTAGCGGATATAAACGAAACGGAAATGTGTATGGGTTCCCACCTGGAACAAAAGAAACATACCCTCTAGCATATTCAGGAATATTCTTAGTTATAGTATCTACTGGAATTGGATGTCTATTATCATTCATTCTCATAAAATTTATGATAGTCGCAATTTCTTGATAATTGTCAAACATGGGAGTAGCAGATAAAAACAACAACTTTAAGTTATCAACATTTCTTATAAAGTTTTGTAACTTCTTTGAACGCGACTCGGTTGTATCAAATATTATACTATTAATACCTACGTCTAGGACAATTCCGTTACCTTTAGATGTCTGAAATTTGTACGTACGTTTACCATAAGTGTCAGTACTTTTATTTTTGTCTATAAACACACAATCAGGATACATATAACCGTTATAGTTTATCGTATATAACTCGTTTTTTTTTAATTTAGGTTTTTTGGGAGTATTATTGGAAACATTACCTTTATCTTTTATGTTATGCACTTCGTCTATAATGAAAAGTTTATTGGCATATAACTTGTATTTCTCTGAAGGGATTTTACCATAATTCATAAAATGATAAGCCGGTTTGATGTTATCTTCATAATAAGAAATAAATTTACGTTTAACGTTATTCCTTTGCTCATCATCTTGATCGTCATAGTAATTCGGTTTTTTTATATATTCGAAGAATTCTTTGATTATTTTGTCTCCTATACATGTTGCCATTGTTAATTTGTTATCTATCCAGTGAATTTTGTTAATACTAAAAAGCTGTGCCATAAAATTTTTTTGTACATTATCGTTGGAAACAACGTAGATAATTCTTCTTGTTGACATACCCAGAAGTCTTATGTATTGTCTCATTTCTTCCGCTATCAATATTGCTGAACAAGTCTTACCAGTTCCAAGACCATGGTAAAGTAATAAACTATTGTATGGGGTCTGAAAACTCAGGTAGTTTCTGACGAATCTTTGATAATTGGATAATTTAAACATTTTGTCTTCCTCGGTAGATGTCGTCTCATTGCATTTTTTTATAAACTCCTCACTGGTTGTTATTACTTGTGATTTCTTTACCATAAGGTCATTAAATTCTTTTTTCTGGAAAATTTTCTTATTGAAATCTTTGTCTTCATATGTGGGATACAGATACTTTTCATAGTTATTACTATCATCGCGGGTGGACTCACCGATAGATGATTCAAGAGGATCCGTAATAATATTATTATTATTATTATTATTATTATTATTATTAGATATATCCATATCCAATATGTCAGACATACTAAATATTGTAATACACTATGTTAAGATAAACAGATATATAAATTGTTTATATTAAATAAGAATTAAGTCATCTTCATAATACTATTTACATGAATGACTCACATACATGCATAAGCGAATTTTGTATACGTGGATGTATGATATGTATGTGTTTTCAATTGAGAATTTTTCCATATAGTTTAAATTTTAGTAATACATCTTTTTCTACTGTATGATGTACACGTTGAACCGAAAAATCATTAGGTATAGAAGGAAAGAACACGTCACACTCATAACTTTGACTAATTTGAGTCAAATATATGTTCTTTACTCTATCCTTGTAATCCGTTAAGAAATCATCATATACCTTGTTTCCACCTATTACCCATACGTCATCAAATCCGTGTTCATCAACGTATTGTAATGCGTGTTCTATATCAAGTGCCACTAATATTCCTTTATCCGGATTATGGAATTGCTCATGTATTTCAGCAGACTTCGATAGAATAATATTTTGACGTTGTGACAGTGGTGTATAGTGTAGACTCTGGAACGTTTTCCTTCCCATTATTACTGCATTATTTCCGGCTCCCTTTGTTAAGTTTTTGAAGTATTGCATATCTTCTTTGAAATGCCATGGAATCATACCATCTTTCCCAATACCACCTGCATCTTCAATGGCGGCGATAAGATGTATATTTTTTACGCAATGATTATCCATAGACATTGAATCGAAATATTCCCTCCTTATTTCTTTATAATCCAGTTATAAATATTAATATTAATATTAAATAATTCTAAATTTATTATTAATAGCAGTTATTACAAAATACCAATAAGAAATAATTAATTATTAATTATTGGATAGCATAATGAATAGAAAAATTATATAATAATTTATTGATTTTTTTTAGTATATCTATTTTTTCAATATTGTATGGACGCATATTTGCAACACACTCATTATAAGATAACCATTTCATTTCACCAACTTCAGAGGAGTGATACTCAGACGGAAACGAACATGAACCAGATTCAGGTTCCATGTATGCCAAGAAGTACTTGTGTTTATAAGATTTCATATTCGACCCAGTAAATATTTCTTCAAATGGCATAACATTTTGTATAAGATGTAGATGCCGTTTATCATAGCCAGTTTCTTCCTCGAATTCTCTGTAAGCACAGGCTAAATCCTTCTCTTGAAAATTCCGTCTCCCTTTTGGGAATCCCCATTCAGTATCCTTCCATTGGACATGTTGATTGCTTTTACTAATTAATTTGTCAAGGCTGTATTTATCTCTGGATATGCCCAGATCAACCCCTATTTTAAGTATGTTGAATTTTTCTCTTGATGTCTTTTCTTCATTTCTGTATTGCTGTCCTATAAATTCGCCCCACAGGTCTTTCCACAATTGGTTGAATGAACTATTTTGTATTTTCGACTTTTCCTCCAACGTCATTTCATTGAAAATATTAATAAGATAATCGAAATTGTATACGGGGTACTTTCCTCGCATAAACTCTACATATCCTAAGCTGTGAGTTCTGTTTATCATCAAATACTCAAATTTATCTTGAATTTCTTCTTTCTCTTCTCCGAATAAAGATGGAGATGGTTCGATACAGCCTTTAGCATTGACTTCTTTCTTCTTGTTGTACCTAAAAGCAATAATTCCTATGGATGTAATAGGTTGTTTACATTGTTGAAATATATGCCCTATTCTTCCACAATTATTACAAAAATTAGATTGCGGATTCTTCGAAGAAGTTGACGAAGTAGTAGAGTTCGATCCTTTTAAGGAAGCATACGATTGTGTTAAAGCGGCTTTAGTTGATTTGCCAGTTTTCGTGTTTGTAGGCGGAGGTTTTATAGATTGATTGCTTGAAGACACTGAATTCAAAGAAGTATATTCACCATCGTCTATACATAAAGATTCTTCTGATTCTAATACATGACGATCCTTTTTATTTCCTATAACAACAGTCGAAAACTTTCGTGTCGTATGATCATATAGCTGTCGTATAATTAGTGATTTATTTACATCATTATTATCCTGTGGTATTTCATTTTTAAAGTATTCTACAGATGATGAAGATTCATTATCCTTTTCATTTTTATTATTATCATCATTTTCCATGATTATACTCTATGATTTCTGTGAAATGATGAAATGCATGTGAAATTAAGTAAGGTTTGTTATATGTTAAATTGGATATGTTTTTATATCGTTTATGTTTAATGAACGAAGAAGATATTATTCGAAAAAAAATCGAAAAAAATACAAACAACTCATTAACAACAGAAATAATGGGAGCAGCTTACGACCCTACAGTTTGGGGTCCTCATTATTGGTTTTTCATCATGTCAATGGCAACAAATTATCCTATAAAAGCGAATGAAGTAACAAAAAAGAAGTATTATGATTTTTTCAGTAATTTGCCGTTATTCATACCGCATGATGACATAGGTAATCAATTTAGTGCATTACTAGATAAATATCCAGTTTCCCCTTATTTAGATGGGAAGGACTCCTTTCTGAAATGGGTAAATTACGTGCATAACAAAATCAATGAAAAATTAGGGAAGGACAAGGTCACGTTGGTAGAAGGATTGGAAGCATTTTATGAACACTACAAACCGAAAGAAATAAGATTGCGAGAAGAAATAAAGTACAGAAAAAATTTAGTAGTAGGTGGAGTCATTGTTTCTTTACTTGTAGCATGTTATTATATGCAAAATAGGTAAATAGGTAGATATATAATGGAAATTCTATTTAGTGGAGAAGACATAAAACGTGTAAGTAATTACGTAATAACATACGCCTATCTATTCATATCAGAATGTCATTTATTTTTATAATTTATTATTTTATTAATTTACCAATGATATCTTCATATCATTGACAACACACTCTTTAATTTTTTGGTAGTCATATAGGGATATTAGACCATGTTTGTGCATTCGTGTCGCATTATCTAATTTGGAGAAAAGCAATGGATATATATCTTCACTCGAAATTTGATTTATCTTTCTTTTATCTGATTTTTTATGGATATCTTCTTCTTCTTCTTCCTCTTCTTCTTCTTCCTCTTCCTCTTCCTGCTCATCATCCTCTTTTTCTTTTTCATATTCTTCCATCTTTAACTCATCTTCTTCATCTTCTTCATCTTCTTCATCTTCTCCTTCATAGTCATCATCATTGTCAATATTATCGTCTTCAACGAATCCATCTTCTGCGTATCCTGTAGAAGTAATTTTCTTGCATTTTTTATATTGACGAATACATTCTCTGTCTTCTTGATATTGATCCATTTGTTCAGCTTCAGTTTGACCTTGAACCCATTTATGAGGTAATCCGTCAATACTGCATAAATTTGAAAGACGAAAACTGTGTTTAACACGATGGCATTTTTGACAATGTACGTGATTATTAAATTTATCATTTGCAACACGCATATCATGATTCCATGCACCGGCTGACATATGTCCATCCCAAAGATCAATTTCCTCGTCTTCAATACAAGGATCGAATTTGTCTATCTGTGTCAATGTTCTACCAGAACTAGAAACCTTCAATTTAGATTTTACATTGTATTTATCATCCTCATCTTCATCTTCATCCTCATCCTCATCCTCATCCTCATCTTCATCCTCATCCTCATCTTCATCATCATTAGTAGAGTTATCATCATACGTAGTTCTATATATTAATTCTTTTTTGGAAAATTTTCTTTCCTCTTCAAGTGTATCTTGTTCTGTTATTCTAGGATCAATTAATTTTGACTTGAATACATTTTCTTCGATGTCATTTTTTAAATTTAGATACAACACTTTATATACATTTGGACGTTTTCCTGTTTTAATGACTCTTACAGGTTCTCTCCTTCCATTTTTAATAACTATCTTAAGCTCTCCGAATCGATAATCACCAACGACTATTTGAGATTTTTTCATGGTATTTTGTTTTACAAAGGTTTATTGTAGGATACATATTTCGCTAATATTGATAAATTATGTATCAATTTTCTAGGTAGTGAGTGTTATGTAGAAAATAATCGAATAATAAATAATTATTTTATTTTTCGATTATTAAATATGTTCATTATTAATAGCATTATATAATATATAGAAGGGTGTTGTTTCATCATTAACATTATATAAGTTTATAAATAAATATGAAACGAGAATTGATAGTTTTAGCAATTACTTCATTCTTCATATTGAATGCATATCATGATGGAAAATATATGAAATACGTCCATGATGGAGAAAAGTATTTTAAAATGGCAGGAATTGCTTTTGCCGGTTTAAGTATATATTTGTATATGAAGAAGAGTCCGGAGAATTCCCGTTCTTTTATTCAGCAAGCTACAAATGTAATAAGGTACATGCCGATGGGAAACAGTATGTCCAATTATACGCAGTATATGGATATGACATCTGGTGATGGATATCTGTCATCTCCTATGGCTAGTAGCAATTCGCAATTGCCTGAAGATGTCCTAGAAAATAGATTAAAGAATTCTGGAAAGCAAGGAACCAAGCGTAGTGTGAGCGAAACCAAAAAGAAGTACGTGGCGGCGAATCAAAATTGGAAATGTCAACATTGTCAAAATCAGTTACCCGCCTGGTTTGAAGTGGATCACATTACCCGTTTGGAATATGGTGGGTCGAATAACGTTGATAATTTAGTTGCTTTGTGTAGAGATTGTCATGGAAAAAAAACCGCTATGGAGAATTTCTAATTATCAGATAGATAGAAATGTTTTCTGTTTGTAATATATCTAAGGTTCATTTATTTATATTACTAAAAATACAAAATACAAAATACAATATGAATTCCTATACAAAACCAGTATCTATAGGAAATGAATCTGGTCTTCTATCCAAAGCAAAGGCGATTCCACAGTATATTGTGAACAAGACAACGTCCGCAAAAACGTTTGCTGAAACATTTCCAGGGAAGACGGCATATTATGCATTGTTTATCTTGTACATCATTTTAGTGATCACTTTATTCATGTCTACCTCCGGAAAATCATTGGCGTCGTACGGAGGATATGCTGGATTTTTAGCTATTATGGGAGGTTTCATCATCAGTTTGTCCTATTTTATGTATAGCAAGAAACGTGCTCAAGGGGTTTCGCCTAGTTTGAAATCGATATTGTACCCTTTTCTGACGACAACCGGAAAAATATTTACTATATTTACCGTAATTTTCATCATAACCATTGTTTTAACAGCGGTGCTGTATTCAGTAGGTAAATTTCCGAATATTTCATCTTATTTCATGTATGTAGCAAATGCGTTTATACTTATAGGGTTGGCAGCAATAGCAGTAAAGCATTATGGATTAGATAAACAATCTGATAATACAACAGAGAAGGCGACCTGGTTACGATGGCTTCTCTTGTTTAAGGATGTTGTGCTATATTTACCATGTTTGTTAATCAGTTTTGTTGAATACTTGAAATATCAATATAATATCACGACAAGACCAATTATAATATTGTGTTTGCTAGAGATATTGTTTGTGATATTGTATTATGTGATTCCTTATGTAATTCAATTTGTTCTGACACATGATGCAAATCAATTAGTTAAATCGCCAATAAATTTGAATAATTACAATAAATTGGGAACCTTTCAGGATTTAAATTACATAGACAATAACATAAACTATAAATACGCATTGTCATGTTGGATTTATTTAGATTCGTTTCCACCAGAAACCAATGCTAGTTATAATGAATTTACGTCACTAATAAATATAGGTAATAAACCAAATATATTGTTCAACGTATCTCTCAACAAGCTTTTAATAAAGATGAAGGTAAGTGCTGATCATGAAGAAATACTGTACGAATCAACCGATATTATACGATACCAAAAGTGGAATCATTTTGTTATGAATTATGATAGTGGAATATTGGATATTTTTATCAATAATGAGTTAGTATCGTCGGTACAAGAAGTTGTTCCGTATAAAGAGTTTGATATAGTATCATGTGGAAGTAATGAAGGTATACATGGTGGTATAAGCAATGTACTCTATTTTAATCATGTACTAGGAAAGCCAAAAATTACTTCATTGTATATGCAGGGTCATTAAAGATCCAAAAACGTCGTGTGGAATAGAAAGATAGAAGGAATGACATTGAATTAATATATTATATTATTATTTCTTGTAATATATTATATTGAATTGTAATTGTTAAGTTATAAGCTTCTTTCAATTCTGAAATAATGAATAGAACGCGTAAGATAGTTCTTGGCATTGTCCTCGTTATCATAGCGATATTGATATATAGATACTTATTTAGTAGTTCTACTATCATATCGAGTAGTATTGCTGATGGTAAAACAGTAAGCAAAATACCAGCGACTAGTGCTACAAATAGTAGTTCCAATAATTATTCGTATTCTGTCTGGGTCTACGTGAAAGACTGGAGTTATCGTTTTGGGGAACAGAAAATGATCCTCGGTAGATTAGATGAAGATAATAAGCCATCACCATCTATATCTTTAGGTGCCGCTGAAAATAATGTGAAGGTAGCTGTTGAATGTTATCCTGAAGAAGCGAAAGGAAAGTCTGAAACCCATTACTGCAATGTTCACAACATTCCATTACAAAAGTGGGTGAATATTACCATAAGTTTATATAGTCGTACTTTAGACGTATATTTGGATGGTAAATTGGTACGAACATGTGTATTACCAGGAGTACCAAAAATAGCGAATGATAAACCTATTTATATTTCACCTCTAGGGGGATTTTCAGGATATACGTCACGTGTCCAATTCTTCAAGGAGTCATTAGATCCTCAGGAGGTATACAATATATACCGTGCTGGGTATGGAGGAAAAGGGATTATGGATAGTTTCCCATATAGTTTGAAGCTCAGTTTCATGAAAGACAATCAGGAGCAAGGAAGTATATCTGTATAATTACCGGTAGAAAGGTTATGTCTTTGAATTTGTAATAATATTACATAAAGAATGATAAATAAATTAATCTATGTAATATTATAAGTAGGAAAAAATATATATTGTATTTTTTGTTTTCAGTAAATTATGAATGTGTTTGGAGACAACAGTGGAAGTGTCGGGAAAATTTCTGATGGAGCTGGAGCATTCGACAATTTTCAATCTAGTAATGTTGTAAACGGAACAAAAGAATTCTTAGAATCAAACAGTTTGGTTGCAAAAACAGCCTTTTTGATATTAGTGGTTATCGTTTTTGTATTGGGATTACGCTTATTTTCTACAATTGTCTCGTGGATGTTCAGCATGAACCAAGATCCCTATTTGGTAAAAGGACTAGTAGATGCTAAGAAATTTCAAAAAATAGCCCAGAATCCGGATGAAACTGGTTCTATCACGTTACTTAGAAGTGATAATGAAGAAGGAGGAATTGAGTTTACGTACTCCGTATGGCTGTTTATAGATGATTTAGTATATAATCAAGGTAGATACAAGCATATATTCCACAAAGGAAATGATGCAATTTCTACAGGAGGAATGAATGAACCTAACAATGCCCCTGGATTATATATTGCACCTGATACGAATGCATTGGTAGTTGTGATGAACACTTTCAGTGATATCAATGAAAAAATAACGATAGAAAACATTCCTATAAATAAATGGGTCAATGTGCAGATACGTGTAGAAAATCATAATCTAGATGTTTTTATAAATGGTAAGCTAGCGAAGAGATTGGTAATGAATGGTGTACCAAAGCAGAATTACGGAGATGTTTATGTAGCCATGAATGGAGGTTTTTCTGGGTATATCTCTAATTTACGTTATTATAATGAAGCATTGGGTACTACTGCCATAGATGGAATCGTGGATACAGGTCCTAATCTAAAAATGGGAGAAAGTGGGACAAGTATTTCCGAGAATAAACCCAATTACCTTTCTATGAGATGGTTCTTCCACGGAGTGTGAGTATATCTTCATAAATTTTAAAAAATCATGATTTTTATGCTGAAAATTGTAAAAATCAAGAAAATGATTAAGTTCAAACAGAAATTTTTCTAAAATTGAAATACTTTTTTTGACGTTCTATGTGTTTGTAGTAAAACGTAACATCATATCCCATAAACGACATACGAATATATATTCAAATCAAGAGACAATATGCGAACGGAAACTTATATTCCTACACGAGTAACTCGTGCACATGTATACCCAGGTAAGAGTAAATCTAAGTTGGAATTGGTAATCAAACAACCGATTAATAAGAGACAAGTTGTATCCTCCAATCCTGAGAATGATCATGATAAAGCATCTGAAGAATCTGATATGAAAAAAAGAAAACTGGACAATCTCATGGATGAAGTGAATACCGTCAATTCTCCTCCCCCTCAATCACCAAACGAAATCGATGAAATCATTGACGATAATGTCGATGATGAAGATAAAGAAGCCGTCGAATCTTTTATGAAAGATAAGGTTGAGCAAATCAATAAAGAATTAATTTCTACCTCTTATTCCACTAGTGGTAATATTTACAAGGTTGTTTTACAAAATATTACCGAAGAAGTTAAAAAACGTGAAAAGAAAAAATTGTTAAACGATAAAAAAATTGCTCAGCGTAATGAAGAGAAACGTAAACTCATGGCAATTCGTCAAGCAGAACAGGCAAAGATTAAGGCTGATCGTAACTTGGATATTCTAATAAAGAAGAAAGAAAAAGAAACGAAGCAGCAAGAAGAAAAAGAACAACGAAAACTTGAACGTGAAAAAGAAAGACTTGAAAATCAACGTTTAAGAGAACTGGCAAAATTAAATATTGCCAAGGCTCGTCAACAAACGTTAGAAGACGTCAAGCAAGCCAAGCTCCAAGAGAAAGAGGATGCCAAGCAAGCCAAGCTCCAAGAGAAAGAGGATGCCAAGCAAGCCAAGCTCCAAGAGAAAGAGCATGCCAAGCAAGCCAAGCTCCAAGAGAAAGAGGATGCCAAGCAAGCTAAGCTCCAAGAGAAAGAGGATGCCAAGCAAGCTAAGCAAGCCAATCTTCAAGAGAAAGAGGATGCCAGGCTAGCCAAGCTTCAAGAGAAAGAGGAAGCCAAGCAAGCCAAGATTCAAGAGAAAGAGGATGCCAGACTAGCCAAGCAAGCCAATCTTCAAGAGAAAGAAAATAAACGACTGCTAGCGGAAGAGGAAAAACAATATCAAGCTACTATGAAAGAACAGGCTAAAAACGAGAAAAAACGTTGTGCTGATCCTCTCTTTATTGCCAAAAAAAACGCAGGTGATAAGATTCGTATTGCTACCGAAGAATACTTATTGAAACATGTTCCTCCTCGTTCAAGAAAAAATTCAAATGTTTCGGAAGAAGAAGAAGAAGAAATTCAAACTCAGCCTCAAATATTAACTTCTTCACAATTGGAAGAAGAATTCAACTTTGATATGGAAATCGAGAATAATGAAAATTAATTAATCGGAACGACGAAATACAGGAATCATATATATATACATATTTTTAAAACTACGCCACCAAATATAGAAACTGGTATATACCCACCTTCTTAGTAACATAATAACAAAGTAATTTAATAATAAATGTCATTCTTCTAATTTTAACTTAAAAACAATCACCGTATATTAAGTAGGTCTGGGATGAGATCTATTTTTTATGCACGGATGTCCGAGTGGTCTAAGGAGCCAGACTTAAGACCTGGTAGCATAAGCTGCGTGGGTTCGAACCCCACTTCGTGCAAAATTATTATATTACCCGGTTAGCTCAGTAGGTAGAGCGCACGCCTTTTAAGCGTGTGGTCCAGGGTTCGAGCCCCTGATCGGGTGGAGGGCTGGAGGTGACGCCCTGCTTATTTCATATAAGCGAAGTCCCCCAAAGGGAAATGGAGAGGCGATACCCCTAATACAAACGGCGTCTCACGATCTTAAGCGTGAAAAGGGGAGAAGGGGGCTTAAGATAAACCTAACCATGTTTTTTTTTGTTCTTGTAGCTCAGTTGGTTAGAGCATCGGTCTTATGAGCCGAAGGTCCACGGTTCGAGCCCGTGTTTGAACATTTTTTTTAATAAAGATATAATATATATGAAAAATATATATATTATAATAACCTACACACACACATGCATAAGATCATTACGACACTACTTTTATTTCTAATATTGGATACATTTTATCTTCAAGCTGTAAAATCACGATTTAGTACACTTATAAGGAAAATCCAAAAGAGTGAGATGGTTGTTGACATATATTCTGCAATTGCATGCTATTTGGTGATGACAATTGGATTTTACTATTTTATTGTGAAAGAAAATAAAAGTGTACTAGATGCGGCTATATTGGGATTCGTAATTTACGCTGTATTCGATTTTACCAATATGGCGATATTTAAAGACTGGGATGTAATCACTTCTATGATAGATTCCATCTGGGGTGCATGTTTATTTGCAATGACACGATATTTTCTCATTATATTAGAGCCCTACACAAAACGTATTGATTTTGTATAATTTCGTTTTCGTATCAACATTTTCTGTCATGAATAATAATTCAAATACTTTTTATTACAATTAATAATATATATATACATATTACATATATGCATATTATTTAAGATGAAATCAAAGACACGAAAACGTAGTGACAACGCAAAGAAAAATACAAAAACAAAATTATCCAATAGAACGCCCACTATATGCTACAAAGGATACGGATCACGCAAATCGGGTAATCATACTCCTCGCCAATTTCGTCGAACTATGCGTAAACATCATATTTATAATTGCCTAGATAAATTCTGCAAAAGTTCTAGAGACAGACAAATATGTGCTTTGTCTAGAAAGTGCAATCGTCGTAACAAGAAAAAAATGAAATTTAGTGTAAAACAGTGGATGAAATGGTCAGCATCTGCCTTTTATGGTATGTGTAAGTAGGAGCACTTGATTATCTTGGATAGTATAGATAATAAACTTGAATATTGATCATATATGTTGTTACATAGTATCAAGTGAATCACACAGTTTTTTGTAATCAATTATTTCCGTAGATTTCAGAAACACCTCGTTCAACAATAGTTCGGCTAAGGCAGCATATCTTTCGATATTTACAATATCACTATCTTGGTCAAATCTTTTTGACGCTCCTAATAAAATGCAATTGCACATAGCATATACATCCGCGTTATGACGATATATGTCAATAAAATATTTACGGAAATTCAAAAAGAGAACGGAGTCTTTTATTTCTATATATTTAAACATCATATCTGCCAAATACATGGTATTGAGAAATGTGGTAAATGTTATACCTATGTCATACATTATAGATCCATCTTGTGTTGCATTTTTATTATTGACGATATACTTTTCTAGAAATGGCATATATGTTTCCTTATATAATTTGTTCCGTTTCAAAATATTCTTGAAAATATTATCGCATTGCCTACAAGAATGTACAATATTTTCCCTTTCATCTTTCTGACTTAACAATATGAGTTCAAACGACAATTTCAATAACAAACTATACATCTCTCTTTTCATGGATGGAGACGCGGTTGAATATGAATACTCTTTTATATCATTGTGTCTGATATTCATTTGCACGAATCTCGTAAACGGCTGTTTAATTTTGATCACGAAAAATATTCTTGTTATAGGATAATCTCGCTGTACAGTGATTTTTTTCATAGATGTCGACGTATTTGTGGTAGCGAGTCCCCAATCGATTAACGATAAATGAGAAATATCATCTGTTTCTTCGTTGACTAATTTTGTCAATATATTTCTTGCATGTATATCATTATGAAGGACCCCCTTTTTATTCATAGGGACAATACCATGACGTATCAAGGTTGATGATTTATGTATGAAATCGCGAAAAGAACTAGGTTTCTTTAAGTTTCCATCCCAAATCCATGTTAAGAGAGATATCCCACCATACGGCAAATCTATAAAGGAAAGGGTAGATATGACGTCACTGTTGTTCACATTTCCTTCGTTCATTTCTTTAAGTTTACATTTTTTATCGAAGTTAACCAAATCCTCCTTACTCAAGGGTGATGGATCACATGGTTTTGTCACATCCAATCCAAAATATTTATCATAGTCGGGAATTGTTTTCATTATATTTTTTAATTTCATCATCATCATATATTCCGCTTCTATTACCGGTTTTTTACCTAGTTTACTAACTAGATGATAACTGGATACGGAATTTTCGTTTTCTCCTTTACATCGTAAACTAGGTCTAAATACACACCCAAAACTACCTGCTGCGATTACACTCCCACCCTTATGTTGTCTCTTCTTTTTGGTAGATCGTAGACGTTTATTTACGCTATTCTCATTTCTTCGTTTTATGGTTGTATTCATATTTTCATATTTTCCCATCATAGTATATACCTATAATTTATTTGACCATAAAGTTACATAATGCCAAATATGTTCTCGGATTCCCACTGTCAAACGTTCAGTCTAATGCAATCTTCTTATATTCCACCTTGGTCACGTGATCGGACGTTAGTAACTCCTGCTTCTAAGCCCATCAACAATGGCAACAACCATTCCTTAACAAAAAAACAATCATTAGCATTAGCCATAAAACGGACGAATCGGGTGGTAAGGAGGATCGTGTATTAAGTAGTAAAAATTTTTGTGGAAACGTAACTAGCTAATATTTAAATATTCATTTACTTTTTTTATTTATATTAATTTTGATTATAATGAAGATTACCAACAAGTTATTTATTCATCAGAGTCAGAAATATCGATAATATGTGGTTGTGATGGTGAAGTATGAGTATTGCGTTTCTTTAAAACGTTCAATTGTAATGCGTTTACATTAATTCCCATATATTTGATTTCTAAAATTTCCGCAATTTCATTCGCTATTGGATCTCCGTATTGGGGATTGACTGTATGAAGCAGATTTTCAAATCGTGTTTCAATATCCAAGCTAGATAATTCCAAAAGAATATTATCGTGTCGGATGCCATTTTTATAATTGTTTATCAAATTTGTCATTAACGTGTTAGGATAATATCCATATATTTTAGATTGTATAATAGTTGCTATTTGTTGTGCTACAAAGTCACCTGCATCTGGCGATACATTATTTAGCAATGTTTCCCATTCACTTTCAAGGTTTTGTGTCATTCGATTCATTTTGTATAAGTAATATGTATATATGATATATGATATTCATGGTTGCACAAGTCATGAATATCATACGACAAAGTATTCAATTTTATATTATTACTCTCTCAAACTAGGATTGATGCAAATATCCATTGTTGGGAAGATGTCACCTGACATACACGTATCGTCGGGTTTTACAGAAACACAACTTCTATATCCTCTATCTTCACCTACGTAACAGAAACCATTTTTCCCAGTAAAGTTTGCCTCTCCATTTCTAGAAAGATACATAGAGGTATCATCTGTAGAGGTAGCGTGTGTAAGTGCTGCGATTAATCCTTTATCGTTTACATCTCCTATTTCATTGTTTACTGTCTGTGTACTAATCCCAGTACCGTCATGTTGCGCTGTCGCTGCTACTGTATCGAGTTGTCCTTGTAGTACATCAATACCGCTTATTAATGATCCGGATGCTACATCAATTCCGGTTTTCGCTCCGGTTGCTGCTGTACTGGCTGTTGTACTCGCAGTAGAAGTAACCACATATCCAAGACTCCTCATAATGTCAGCAAGCAACGGTGCGAATAAATCCCGTAAGTATTGGGTAATTGCACCTAAATAAAAGAAAACATTCACTCCTACAAAGAGTAATATCACCACAATGATGCTTATGTGATAGTACGAGAAGTTCTTCTTTGAACTTGATGATGTCATGGATGATGCTGATGCTGACGTGTTCCCCATGGAAGTTCTCGAAGAAGACGGTGAAGACAACTGCGATGATATATTTTTTGGTATTGTAAATGAAACTTGGGGGGTACTACTGTTTCTGCTTCCCGTCTTCATAGAAAGAGATTGTGCTAATGGTGGAGATGTATATGTCGAACTCATGTTTTTGTCGAAAATAAATAGTGAACTTACAAGATCAAATATGATATATACATTTATTAAAATTTCTGCTTATTTTGTTCCTTCGGTTTTTAATTGTATAGCCTTGTTTGGTCCAGGTTCACGAGTACGTACTTCCTCCACTATTTTACCTCCGCTTGATGCAACGGGGATAGACAAAGAGGATATAGCAACATTATCAAGAATATTCATTTTCATTAATGATTTTTCCATAGAGGACATATCATCTTGTGTCCCTCCTTTTTTCTTCGTTGTAGAGGTTTTATCTGCATTAACCTTAGAATCCCCCATATCATATCCACGGTTCAGTATATCCATTTTGTGCATTGAAGTTGCGTTTGACGAATGAGAAGAATTATTTTCCTGTTTCATCATAATTTTTTGACATATAAAATCGGCATCATCTTCCTTACCGACTTCAACAATTTCATTTTTTTTCAATTCCTTATAAATTAGATCTGCGTTTTCAGTGTAAGAATTAATCAAATTTTTATTATCGATAATTTCAACGTTGTCTATAAAGTTGGCTGTGATAACGTTAACGGCGAAATAAAGTAATTGTATCCTACGAGATTTTATGCGACAATTATATCGCAGGGAAAATAAATTGTATAGAGCACGTATTATCTTCATTTTTGTAGGTGGTGTAATAGATCTCTGTTTGTTGATGGTTGTAGTACAGGTTGCACTGTAGTGCAATATAACATCCCATATTAACCATATTATATCTGTTTGGTATTTTTCATTCACCATTTCATTCACCCGTTTTGAACACACACACTTGTCCTTTCTTTTATTTGTCTGAGTTTCGTATTCTAACATCCATTCTATCCAATAACAAGCTTCCACTGCATCTTTCGACAAGTTAGATAGATGATATCCCATTTCGTTTACCGGTATATATAATTCTTTAGGGTCATCTACTTTAAAAAAATCCTTCACATATGTGATATCAGGAGCACGTAACTTACTAGACATATTCAACAGATCGAAATTGTCACTATTAGTACATACTTTGACTCTATGTGCACATAGCCTATTTTTTGAAGTAAGTATCACCCCTATCACTTCCGCAAATAGTTTCCTAATTTTACTATTGTTTCTTAGTGTTATATCTGTATCTCTGTTTTTTCTTGCAATGTCACGAAATATATCGACACGCATTTGTAAATAAATTGGAATCTTTGGATTTCCCATGTTGATATGCTTTCCTGTATATGATATTATTGTATCCCATAATTCTTCAAAGTGACCACTACATACTAATTCGGCACACCAATAATGACATTGCTCATATTGGTTTGCCATTAAACAATTAATAAGTTCTTTAGTGACATCCCCCTTTTTATAATTTGAAAATGTTTTACTCTTGAAAGCATTTTCCTCGCGTGTATCAATAATATACTTATCGAATGAAAATTGCATTCTTTATTTATTTTGTATTTGTTTTTATTTATTTATTAATTCACAAAAATGTAATACACTATCTAAAATAAATATTCAATTAAGTATTACTACAAATAAATATTCAATTAACTATTACTACAAATAAATATTCAATTAAGTATTACTACAAATAAATATTCAATTAACTATTACTACAAATAAATATTCAATTAAGTATTACTACAAATAAATATTCAATTAACTATTACTACAAATAAATATTATATTTCCAGCATTTTACTTCTCTAGCTTATATATACACAGACTCAGGGTCGCATATCGTATACACTATGATAAAATCGATTGAAAAGTTTGTTCACCATTCCTCAATGTGGTCTAAATTACTTATTGTAATTATCATTGTATCGTGCTTGTACATGGGACACAAAACCATGATGTCATTACTAAATAAATCTATGTCCAGAGGCAATACCAGTACAACTGTAGAAGGATTTCAAAATGAACAATCAGAAGCATATGTTCTGAAAAAAGACGATGACAGATATGATAACTTTTATGTGAGTATATACGATCAATTGTTTTACAATGACTTCGCTGTGAACTATGAACTAGGAACTATTAGTAATTTGATTCCATTTCAGAAAAAAGACAAAATTCTGGATATCGGCAGCAAGACAGGTCATACTATTGGATTACTTCAAGAGCATGATTATAAACATGTTGTAGGTTTAGAATCTTCCCAGAAAATGATGCAAGAATCTGAAAAGAATTATCCTGCTGCGGAGTTTGTTCTCGGCAAACCAACAGATAGCATGCTTTTTGCTGATAAATCATTCACCAATATTTTATGCTTACAAAAGTCGATTTACAAATATCGAAACAAACAAGAAATATTCCAAAACATATACAATTGGTTAGAAGTAGGAGGACATTTTGTGGTACACGTCGTAGACAAAGATATGTTTGATCCAGTACTGAATATAGCAAAACCATTTGTTTTAATAAACCCGCAGTCGGTAGCTAAAAAACGTATTACAAAATCGTATGTCTCTTTTGAAGATTTCACTTATGAGGGTGACTTTCAAGTAAAACCTGTCCAAAATGGTAACGACAATAACCAATCTTGTGTATATAAAGAAGTATTTAAACCACGTTCTGATTCTGAAAAAGTGCGTGAACATCAGACCACTTTATGGATACCTCCAAAAGAAGAAATAAAAGAAATTGCAATTGATAATGGATTTATATTGAAAGATACTATTGACTTAATAATGTCACGTCAAGAATATCAATATATTTATGTTTTTGAGAAACCAATGTAATTCTCATAACTAACAACCACCACGAAGGCGAAGTACTAAATGAATGGTTGACTCTTTCTGAATATTGTAATCGGAAATAGTACGACCATCTTCAAGCTGTTTGCCTGCGAATATCAATCGTTGTTGATCTGGTGGAATACCTTCTTTATCCTGTATCTTTTGTTTCACGTTCTCAATGGTATCAGAATGTTCTACTTCTAATGTAACCGTTTTACCGGTAAGTGTCTTTATAAAAATTTGCATATCAATAATATATAATATATCGTAAATAATTATGATTATGTGATATGAAAACTATTTATATAATAAGTTAATAAATTAATATAATATTTAAATCTAATTTATTATCAACCAGTATAAACAATATTATGGATAACCTTGATAATATACGTATTCCAGAATATAAGGAAAATAACAATGTACCTCATCCACAATGGTTAATGTATTCGCAAATTGTACCAAAGGAAGTGTGTGAGTATATAATAGAGGAATCAAAAAGGTTGCCCCATAAAGAGGGCACTGTATTTGCTTCGGACAATACACAAGTTATTAGTAATATTCGAAAAACGCAAATACGGTGGATAACCAAAGATAAGAAGGTGTTTGCCCCGTTATTCACCTTTATAGACACCATAATTCGCAATGTAAATGAAGCTTTTCGTGTGAATTGTAACATGGTACCATCTTTACAATTCACTGAATACTTGGAGCCAGGATATCATTACAATTGGCACCATGACGTTGACTGGAATCGTTCTGATGGTAAATCCAGAAAAATCAGTTTTGTTATACAACTGAGTGATCCAGAAAGTTACACCGGGGGAGAGTTTGAATTTAAACATCATGAAAACCCAAATCCAGATAAACTAAGAAAACAAGGTACGGTCCTCTGTTTTATGCCGTATCATGAACACAGGGTAAAAGCAATAGAATCAGGATCACGGTATAGTTTAGTTGGATGGTATGAAGGACCACGATGGGTATAATCGGTAAATAATTGGTTAATACTTACATTGGATATTATATAGAGTTTAATATGTTTGTATGTATATAGAAAAATAGTGTTATACATACATACATACATACATACATACATACATACATACAAAATGCAAGTATTCGAAGGAGATAGAAATGCATTTATGGATTTAATTCGTGCTAATCCAGGTACCATTGTATTCAAGTTCGGAGCAGAATGGTGCGAACCGTGTAAAATAATAAAGGATGTGGTTGAAACACAAGTTGCTGAAGCATTGAGAAAGCGACCAGATGGGACTCTGCAATTTTTCGACGTAGATGTGGATGATTGTTTCGATTTGTATGCCTTTCTGAAAACTAAAAAGATGGTGAGGGGCATTCCAGTATTGTTGAAATATGATAGAGGGAACGACAGTTACGCACCGGATGGATCCTTTTCGGGTACAGGTCATAAAGAAATAGAAACATTCTTTCGTATGATTTAATATATGTAACTAGAGTAAAATAAAAAATTATACCAAATGCATTATGATATACTGATGGAGAGTCGTTTAACCTGCCTATGCATCCGCATTATCATCCATGTCCAATTTCCCATTCTGATAATAATCCCTAATATATTTTAAGAATGATTTATTTTTCATATGATCGAAATGTTTTGTATTTTTTACAATGTCTTGAACATTTTGTATATTTGATAAATTCCAATTATTTAAGTTTTGGTTAAACATGATAGCATTTTCAAACATACTTTTCATATTTGTAACTTTTGACACGTCCCAGTTACTAATGTCTTCATTAAATGATGAATTATAGAATAAATAACTCATGTTAGTAACAGCAGATACATCCCAATTTCGAATATGACCGAGTGCTTCTTCCATACATTCAGGGTTGCGTCGCCATGCTTTCACTAATCGATGGATGTTATCGTCGGTACATTTTGTACATGACTGATCTGTAATTGTCGTGAATTTCATTAAAAAAAACAATAGATTTTAAAATACTTTGAGATTAATATTATAAATAAGAATTAAACAGATTTACTTTATTCTTATATTAATTATAATATTATATCCTTTTACATTACTGTCAAAAGTAAATAAAAAACTATGGAAAATTTGGATTTGAATATTGATCATTATTCGATAGATGATATTATCTCCCTATTTAAGATATCAAATAAGCTAACATCTCCAGAAATGAAGGCGGCTAAAAGAATAGTTTTAATGTCACATCCGGATAAATCTAAATTGGATAGTAAGTACTTCTTGTTCTTCACAAAAGCGTACAAAATCCTGTTTTCAATATACACTCACAAAAATAAAACGAGTGAAACAGAAGGTTGTGTTGAGAGGACGAGGGAACGAGATGATAAAGACACTGAAGTATTGATCGATAAGAACTTATCCAACTTGTCTTCATCCACTAAGTGTGATCATGATTTTACTATATGGTTTAACAAATATTTTGAGGAAAATAAAGAAGGTGATGACATAGAGGACCAAGGTTATGGGTCTTGGTTAAAAGAAGAAGTACACTTGTCTTCAGGAAAAAGTGATGGACCAGTATCAAAAGACCAAAGAGACGATATAATAAATAGGGAGAAATCAGCGTTACGTGCGGTGACAGTGTATAAGAATATTGATGAAATGGACGGACATGTAGCAGAACATATTGGTCAATCATCATTGCTTTCTAGAGAGACAGTGGAATATTATGGTTCAGGTATATTTTCTAGTAATAATCTATGTTTTGATGATGTGAAACATGCATATACCGAAACGGTTATACCAGTAACAGAAAAAGATTTTCTTGATAAACAGAAATACAATAGTGTGAACCAATTGCAAAATGAGCGTGTATCAGATCAACGATCATTTAGATTTATTGAGGATGATGAAAAGAATGAATTGAATGAATCTAGAACAATATTTAATTTTTTCTCAAAATAATTTACGTAGTTAATATATACATGATCACGTAATATACGAATAGTGTAACTCATCTTTCGCATATAATTAACATAATTAACATAATGATGAATGAATATATAAAGTATGCTCTTCTCTTTGTGATCTTGTTAATCATAAGCAAATATTATAGAAAATATCAAGATTACGAGGTACAAGCAAAACAGTTACATGACTATGATATGATAAAAAAGTATCTGTTGGAAGAATCGTCTTTGGGTAAATCAGACAAACCGATCTTGTGGGTACACATTGAATTTGAAAGAAATGCGCGATGGTGGTCGTCTTTTTTTTCTAGGTCATCTGAGTGTTTGAACCAGCCATATAAGCATCTTACCATAAAAAGCATAATCGATTCTTGTGGCGATTCCTTTAATATATGCTTAATTGACGACAAAACGTTCAATAATGTCATACCCGGATGGACTACAAAGGTGGCTGGGTTACCTTCTCCATTGCGTCCTCATTTACGTGAATTAGCAATGGCAAAGTTACTTTATTGTTATGGAGGTATGACAATACCATCATCTTTTCTTTGTTTCAAAGACGTTATTTCCTTATACAATAAAGCTTTAGGATGTGGAGCTGTTTCCATGTTTTCTGGTGAGATGAGATGCATGACCGTAGATAGTTCGTATTCGGATTTTGCACCTTCACATAAAATAATGGGATGCCATAAGGAAAGCGGGGCAATGCGCGAATATGTAAACTACCTAGAAAAGCAAGTTTCCAACGATAATACTAACGAGATGGATTTTGTAGGATACACAGATAGACGCCTGTATGAAATGGCAAAATCCAACAAGATAATGACATTAGATGCGAGTTATTTTGGTGTACAAAATAAAGAGGGAGATGAAGTATTTCTTGAAGATATACTTGAAGATAACGTCTCCTTTGCGTTGCATGAGAATGCATTTGGGTTGTATATACCGGATGATGAAATATTAAGAAGAACGAAATACCAATGGTTTGCAAGACTTAATCCGGAACAAGTACTTGACTCGAATACTGTAGTAGGCAAATGTATGTTGGAATTGCTGACTATTCAAACTGAATTATCGTATGGAGAAGAGGTAGAAGAGGTATACCAAATGACACAACCCAAGTAAAAAGAATAAACAATCAAAGAGAGAACATAAATAAAATTTGAAATGATGTAATTTTATTTATATACGTATATGATACCGAGAAAACATTTTAGATTTACTATTACTTGTTTCTATTGAATACTCTATGCCATGTAGATTGCATAATTGACGAATAAGTGTAGTATATTTATTGTAAGTATTTCTCCGTGAAACATAAAATTGTTTATGTTTGTAATAGTATTCCATAATTTTATCACAAAATTGGTCGTTCAGAACATTATCGTCACTTGTTTCAGTGATTAAATTTCCTCTCTTATACGATTCGTGATTGTACGTATATCCTTCATCGGTGATGGTGGCTACATTATACAAAAAATCCATAAAAGTGTTCCTTGGAACAGCTGATTTAAATAATGATTGTTTTGTATTTGTTCTGCTTGCCATCTCATGAATGAAGTACCGATCCTATATAATGACAATATTATTAAATTTCGTTTAAACTTCTTATGTAATTTCTATATTATCCTTCACTTTAAGGCATCCTATAAGATTATTAGTAAAGAGAGCTAACTCCATCTCGTCCTCATGAACATTATAAAATATAGTAATATATTTGCATACTATTTTTATCATTTCATATCGTTCCTTCTCGCTGAAAAGGTCAGATATTTTGACAAAGGAATAATAATTATCATATATGTCAATAACCGAATATCCTTTGTCAAATACTGAATACAATATATTGATGGCACTATTCAATTCTCCATTGATAACCATATTTGTATACTCTGTGAACAATTTGAAACTTATGCTAGTACATATCGAATCTGCCAAATCAAACGTAACTGGCATATCCAATAATTTAAATTTTTCAAGATAGTTTAACAACACGCGAACAGATTGATTACACAAAGAAAGCACAAATGGAATAGTAACTTCATCGATTTGTATATTTTCCTCTTTAATAACATGTCTTAATATCTTCTCCATATTAGATTTCTCAATCGGTTTTAATTTTACTATCGTTTGTCTAGACTGCAGACTATCTAATACTTTTTGGATATTGACACATGACGATATAAAATGAACGTTATTTTGGTACTTGTCCAAACAATTACGAAAAACTTGTTGACTTTGATCGTTAATCGTATCTATATCATCAAGAATAACTATTTTCTTACGATACGGCATCGAAGATTTTGTCTGACAAAATAATTTTACGTCGTTTCTGTAGAAATGTATTCCTTGGTCTTTCAAACTGTTTATAGTAAGAACATTATCGTTAATTAGTTGTCTTTTCTTGGTGTTGGACAAAGAGGAAAACTCAGGGTGGACATTATCACAATAATATTCATTTATAATGCTTGTAATTAGTGCTGATTTGCCGGTACCAGCATCACCAATAAGGGTAATGTTTAAATTATCCATTTTTATAAGGACTTGAATTATTTCCTTTAATTCCTCGTCTAGATAGAAATCTTTTATGCGTGATGGTCTGTATTTATAGAGAAAAGGCAAAGAACTTGTATTCATTCCGATTTATCACTATCCGTATCTATACAATGATATTCTTCGTATAATTTGGTATAAATATTTATCAATTATATAGTAAATACGATTGTGTTGTGTTTAAGCATAAATAAAGTAGACAATGTTTAATAATAACGAAACATTTTCATCTATGCCTGATTTATACAAGATACTAGAATGTCCTGAAGATGCTACACCGGAATATATTAAAAAACAATATAGGAAAATGTCACTTAATCATCATCCAGACAAAAATCTTGGTGATGCATCAGCCGAGGAAAAATTCAAAACGATTAATATGGCGTACGAGATTTTATCCGACCCGTCTTCAAAATCAAAATACGATAACAGAAACAATCAACCAAATATCCCCCGTGGTATGAATAACACAAATGGAAACATGGATGATATTATCAAGATGTTCTTTTCTACAAGTAGTAATAACCCGTTTGGGGGAAAATTTCCTTTCAATATGAATGTGAATGGATCTCCTGCTGGAGGTAACGTTCATATATTTCGGAATGGTCAACCTGTACACATGACGTCACAAGATAGTGGAATGCCACCTGTCATTCAGAAAAAAGTCAGCATCTCATTTGATACTGCTTATCAGGGTGGACAAGTGCCAATTGAAATTGAACGATGGACTGCTGAAATTTCCACAACTACCAATACTCATGACGTGACGCAAGGAGAATCACATGAAAAGAATGAAATACGTAAAACAGAACAAGAAACTGTATACTTGGAAATTCCAAAGGGTATTGACACAAACGAAGTTATTTCCATAAAAGGTAAGGGCAACGTGAAAAATAATGTGTATGGGGATGTGAAAGTAATTATTGTTGTAGAGAAACATGACCAATTCAAAAGGGAGGGACTTAACTTGATATATGCAAAAACGATTAGTTTCAAAGAATCGATATGTGGTTTTGAGTCAATTATACGTCATGTAAATGGAAAACAGTTGCGTTATAAGAGCGATGCTGGACAAGTAGTACGTGATGGAACCATTAAAACGATCCCTGGATTGGGTATGATGAGAAATAATCACGTAGGATCTCTTATTGTAAAATTACAAATTGATTATAGCAAAAAACTCACGGAGGATCAAATCACAAAATTAAATGAAATTTTATAACAAAATTAAAATTAAATTTAAATTACGTCTATTCTATTCCAATGGATTTCCAATGGGTTTCTAAATCGTTATAAATATCCGGAGACAGGTGATCTTTTAGGAGTGTTTTAAAGATAACATATTCCTTATCATTGTTTGTCAAAGGAGATATTGCTGTTTGCGTTTTTATGATGGAATGAACCAAATTTACTGGACGACGATATTTTACATGTCGTCGTAACATCTTTAACCAAGATACGTTTTTTACGTTTACGTTTGATAATATATGTATAAATATGTTATCAAAATATATTTAAGTAGTACTACTAGTTAGTAGTGACATATCACGAAGAAGTACACGTATTTACGAGATTCTTGAAGATTCAATGCTTCCCGAAACAATATAAATGGAATTCTCAGATACCACCAAGTACTCTGTTTCTACTTTGTAAATTTTACTAAGGGGACTAGTATATTCATCCTCACTCTTTACTAGAATTTTTTCGCCATTTTCTTTTACACCAATGAGGACATTTTTATCCAATGAATCAGTCCAGTAATCCATCATGATGGGTTTATCCTGAACAATGGCGATTTTAGAAGCATGTTGCATACATACTTGAGAAGGCATGCGATATTCCTCACCTGTCGCAGAAGAAGAGGATGATGCTTGAGGTTGCGATGTTTCTGATTGGGTGCTTGAATTTTCAGTTGCAAAAGAAGACATGTTGAATATAAATTGAATACTCTTTATTTACTGAAGCTACTATTTTTAAATTCTTTGTACGCATTTTTATGGAATTCCCAAATAGTATAGTATATCCACGATATCTATCCTAAATATTGTGTAATTGGTAATGTCGTGTATTAGATAATTTCTATAATAGGGAGGATGTCATTATTAGTTCTGGAGAACAAAACTAAATTGTAGTGTAATAATAATATACTCTAGTAATTGTTATTGTATTTATTTGAAAAAATCATTAATAATATTACAATGAAAGATAACATTCTAAATAATATTGAAAATTACAATACAGAATTAGACAAAGAAAAATGCAATATATGTATGCTTTTTCTCAAGTATGTAGGAAAAATTCATGACCTTATCGAATTATCACTTGAAAAGTTATTTCACCTTTCAGACGATTACTTTAAACATATTGTAGTACAAGGCATCAAAACCATACATTATGTATACTACATGTTGATTCTCTATACCAAAAATATTGAACTAACTACATACCATACCCAAAAGGCTGTGCAATATTATGTGGAGTTCATTTGTCAAATCGGTGAAGGGAACAATAACTACATCTCTCTTACATCTAGGGACGCCGTGCTCTTTGTGTACAAGAAGACAATTTTCGAAATTAATCAAGATTATCGTAATGAACGTCTTAATAAAGAAAACGAAGACACCACAGCAATAGTAACAATGTTGACTACTTTTATACAATTTTATAATTCCATGCTAATATACACAGTAGAACATAATTCTGTTAAGATTATTGAATTATCTACTCGGGATCACATGAAGAAATTAATATATACACATTTATACAAAATCATTGAACAACTGATACAGATACCATTGCATTTTAATAATGACTTTTCATCCATTAGAAAGATTCTTCATGATATAGAAAGTATAAGCAGCGTCCTCATATCTTATTGTAACTTAAATATAAAATCAAATATAATAATCATTAGCGTCGAGTACATTGTGAAACGTGCTACTTGTAAATCAAACAGTCAAATATCCGATACATCAATAATTATAGATGAAGATACTGTCAAAGAAATAAAAAATAAGTTAATTCATATTGATCGTACTGTCATATCCACGGTTAATGTATCATATATACGATTTCTTAAGTTCTTGAACTTGTATAATATAAAGTTTGCCGTATAATTGTAAATAAAAAGATCAAAAATAAGGAAGTAAAAACAAAAAATAAAAACAAAACGTAAGAAAATTATAAGAAAACTAATTCGTGATATGTGTATGTAGATGGATACTTGTGTGCGTGCGTGTCGTGTTTGTATGTGAATTGTATGTATTTATAATAAAGGGATGAAATAATATAGTACCATTCGTAGTATTTACACCACTGAAGATTTAAATCCGCACCCTCCTAAATTATTTTCTATATTTTATAAATTAAGAATATTCCAAAATGATTTACGGGTTTTAGTTTTTATTTTTTTTTTAGTTTTTATTTTTTTTTTAGTTTTATTTACTTTAGGTTCCCCCGATGTAAATAAATACTTTTTATATGTTGATAAATACTTTTTATAATCTATATCTGTTTTTGGGTTCCATTGTATTGTATAATACCCTTTTTTGTCTTTATATATATCACTTCCATCTTTCCACGAACCATAAACTATTTTACCATTAACTTTAACTACCATCTATAATATATATATTATAGATATTTAATATATAATATTTAATTATAAATGTGCGGTTTTAAATCTTCAAGGGTTTAAATGTATGTATCTATTGACTCAGTCGTGGTATCGCTTTCTTTCGTATCTCCATTATGAAATTCTTCTTTGTATATGTACACTGTTTTGTATTTGACAATTTTTTCTTTCTTGATGAATTTGTCACATGATTGTACGTTTGAATTGTAAATTGCTTTATATTCTTCGGTAAGGATCCATTTTATTCTATCATATATTTCATAGAGAACCTCAGATTCACATTTTCCTACTATGAGAACACTACCAGTGCGAAAAATCATAAAGGATATTTCCAAGTAATTCTTGTGTTTGGGTAATACTCCGCTCTGCGTTTCACCAATGTCCAAAGAAGTATCGTAGTAAAATTTACACTGTATTCCTGGATAGGAACACGAATCAAAATTACAATGCATTCTGTATTTATATTTTAATAGTGAATACATTTCATCTCTATCAATGTAAAACCCACAATTGAAATTGGAATTGATTAGAACCGTTTCCGTCATTTCCTCATGACATCTAAGAGGTACCCCGTCATTTCCATATATATTGCATGCGGAAAGGATGGTAATAATTAAGTCAATGACTAATTTATACATTTTTTCGCTTTGCACACCCGGAATTTCCATTTTACCTGTATTGAATATTTTTACATGTATTTCTTTATAGGGAATTTGCTCCTCTTCCATATGTATTCGTAAAATGAGCACAATGCAATTGAAAAATGCGCGTTTCTGCTTATTTGACTGATTCGCGATTGATTTCTTGCATACACCAATACTTATCTTTCGTGACATTTTGTATTTACCAGAAACACCTGGCGTATTGTTATCACATGTATTAATATTATCTATAATGGTTTCTTCACAGAATTCTCTATTGTGGTTAACCTTGCTTATTTCAGTATTAATGTCGTCTGTTTCCTCCTGAGAATGGCATGAGACTTTTATTTGCTTCTTTATGATACCTATACCTGGTAAATAATATGGATGAATTGGTACAGCCCAAAACAAAAGAGTAATGTCAATATTGTCTGTATTTAGAAATGATATTTTCGTTTTTGTTGATATACACAAAGGAGATGAAATAGGTGCACTCTCCGGAGGTGTATCTTTGTCAAATAACGAGGAGGTATTTTCTCCTTTCTCTGTTGATATAGAAGCGTCGTGTTTTTCATCAATATTGGAGATAGTGATACTCGCGTTGGTATCCCCGGGTAAAGATGTAGAGGCTGACGAACGATATTTGTCCATTTCAAATGATCCATAAAGATTAAATTGTGCCCACGCATCATTTATATTCTCCTCAGACATATAAACGTGTTAACCAATCTTGGGTTCTATATTATATGTTACAATGAATATTGATATTTATTCAATAATGAAGTTAGCATAGATATTATACACTGTACATAATATCCATCAATTTTACTACCTTCTAACTATTATTCTTTTATCTTGGTATATACTAATACCCTCTCTGTCTTTGTTCCATACACAGTTATATTTTCGTTATGCAATCGCTATCATCATCATCATTATCATCATTATCATCGTGTCACACAAAATCACAAACACCCCAGTCATCAAGCCCTATTATGATTCGTTCAACTAATTTTCCAAATAAAAAGGGACAATTATCTTTTTCTGAATCGGTATTTATCTCAACGACGAATACCTCAAACCATTACGATTTAGCACAAACCCCATCTGATCCATTTCATATGTCTCCACCTAATTTGTTTATGGAAAAATTGCAAAAACGAATAGAAAAGTACTATTCTAATGATAATGGAGAGAACTGTTTCAGTTTTACTACAAGTGCTTGAATCGAATAATTTGAATTATTGTCTTGTATGTGGATGATGTGTTCAATATGGTTCAAAAATAAGGGGGTAACCTTATGATATCGTATTATATGATTAATATATAATTTTGCTATATTAATTTTATCTAAGTTATGGTCTCTACTCATTTCATCAATATGGATCATGATATCTTGCATATTCGATTTGGCAATAATATATCCTAATTGCTCCCAATCGTCTGATTTCAATATTTTTCTATTTTGTGAAATTTGCTGATTTGCTTGTAAATAATTAATCATGCTGCGAATATCTGACTGGAATATATTCTTGATTAATTTCAAGTTTGTCTCCGTATGTTTTAGTTTTTCTTGTTTATTGATATAATCAAGGAATGACAAAATGTTTGTTTCCGGTAATTGATTGAATCTTATTTTTATAAATTCTCCTTGCAATGATTCGTCAAGTCTACTTATGTAATTGCATATTAAACAAAATCGTACATTCGGTTTGAATGTTTGTAAGAGATTTCTTAAAGCACACTGCGCGTTCTTCGTCATATAATCAATCTCATCTAATATAACATATTTGGTCCCTTGATAAAATAAACTATGAGAATATACGAACATGTTTATTTGATTTCGGATGATATCGATTCCTCGTTCGTCCGATGCATTTAAATGTATTACCATATGCTTCATGAATGATACCATATGTTCATTGTCACTATCTGCTATGTCTCCCTTTTGTAAAGAATGATTTTGATAGGCAGAAATAAGATTAACTATACTTGTCGTTTTTCCAGTTCCAGGAGGACCATAAAACAATAAATTCGGAAACTTTTGCGTCTTCACTATATTGTCAAATATCAGCCTGTTATACGGATCCAATACAATCTCATGTAACGTCTGTGGACGATATTTTTCTACCCATGGTATGGTTTTGTTATTTATGTCTGTATACGCGCTTCCACTCATAGTTTTATTATACTTTTTTTCGTTGCTTTTTTAATTTATATTCGGGGCGGTTTCACAGTATATGGGAAATCAAAATATACGTTTTATTAACGTATATGTATCAATAACTTTTATATAGTTTATTTATTTATCGGAAATATTTATGCCTTTTAAAATTGATATATAATTCATCATTATTTCTGAGTATTCATGTATAAAATAGCATAAAGAATAATTCACATAACTATCTACTACGTGACGGTGTCTGTTTATCAATACGACCTATTTGTATAATCTATCTCTTATACCTGTATATCTGATAGTTTAAACGTAATATAAATTATCTGCAAATACATTAAAAACATAATTATTTTTCCCATATTTTCTATATTTAGCAATGGAATATATAAAGCAAAAGGAAGTGAGGTGTGGGGAACTTCATCTTATTATGGGACCTATGTACGCAGGGAAGTCAACAAAGTTGATACAGACGTACAATAACTTGGATAAATGTAATGATGGGCAAACAAAAGTCGTGGTTGTAACACATGCAATCGAAAATAGATATTCAATTGATAAATTGTCGTCTCATGATAGGAAAGAAGTGGATTGTACAAAAGTGGCAGATATACAAACATTAATAAATGCATGTACTAATAATGTTAGTAACAATATACAACGGGCTGATTATATTCTCCTAGATGAGGCACAATTCTTTCCGGATTTAATAAAAACAATAGAATTAGTTGAAACGTTTCATAAGACCGTCTATGTTTATGGATTAGATGGAGACTTTAAACGTAATAAATTTGGAACTATTCTTGATTTGGTACCGTATTGTAATACAGTCCAGAAATTACATGGAAAATGTTCTAATTGTGAAAATACGTCGCATTTTAGTTGGCGTGTATCCACGGATAAAACCACGCAGGTAGTAGTCGGAGCTGCAGATGAGTATGTCGCATTATGTCGTCTATGTTATCTTAAACTGTAATATATAACAAATCAAACTTTTAATAAATAAATAAACTTTTAACGTTACTTTGCAATTTACTTTTTGTTATTTGTCATATTTTATTTGTCATATTTTATTATGTTTTATAAAAAATGATTTAAATTAATGTCAATATAGTGCAATATATATTGTAGTTTATTGTCTATATATTCATATTCATTATAATGCCAAGAAAAAAGGGGACAGTGTCTCTTTCTCCATCTATACCAGACCCTTTAACTTTTGTGACAACAGAGCAATGTTTAAATAATATAACGTCCATTGAAAGTAACAATGAGAATAAACCTACTAGTGATAAACCTCCTATCCAAAAAAAACGAGGAAGGAGACCGAAAGGAGGAAAAATTATCACCACCGAAAAAAATCTCAATGCACCTCCTGTCACGATGCAAGAAAACATCATTTTGCATTTAAGATGTTCTTTGGATGATATAGGGGAATCAGGTTCTGCAATAGGGAGCATGACTAATTTGAAGTACAATCCAGACATAGAAAGTGTAATGGCATATTCACTCCAGAATACATATGGAAATTCAACACAAACATCCTCTCTTAATTACCACGAACTGAATACACAAACGAAACAAACTGACAATTGTTTACAGAGTTCAGAATTAGAAGAAGAATGTACAGATTTACATGAAACAGATAGCTCGTTCTTTACGGAAATAGATTACAATAACCAAGAACCAGAAACTAGTGATATGGGTAACAACGATTCGTATGAAAAACATATGTCAATAATTAATGCTAAGTTGCACCATCTTAGTAAGGAATTACACACAGATGATATACGTCATAAGAAGTCCGCCTGTTTCTGGTGTACATATGATTTTGATTCAGAAGTAATACATATTCCAAAATTTAACATGAGTGGAAGATATCATGTTTACGGATGCTTCTGTAGTCCTCAATGTGCTACAGCTCATTTGATGAGCGAAAAAGTAGATTCGTCCATTAAATTTGAGAGATACCAGCTCCTAAACAATTTGTACGCAGGCGTATATGATTACACAAGTAGTATTAAACCAGCACCAAATCCTTACTATGTATTAGAAAAGTATTATGGATCCTTGTCTATAGAAGAATACAGAGATTTGATGAATACGAATAGACAAATGGTTGTCATTGATAAACCAATGACACATGTTTTTCCTGAACTATACGAGGACAATGATGAATTTATCGTAAGCAAACGCACTATCCCTAAAAATAATTCAATTTATTCAGTTCGTAAGTCTTCTGCATTAAAGAAAACATGAATATTTATTTGTATATAAAGTTTGTAGACTTTAATATGAAAAATATTAATACAAACAATTAATATTTTTTTGGTTACTTGAATTATATTATGTTATCAATGAAATCTTTTACCTTAAATTCCTCATGAACCGTGTAAGATAGTTCCTGATAATTTCAAACGTCAATGCTTTCCTCATCCGACTCGTCGTTCATGGGTCCGTGGATAGCGTAGTAGGCGCTCCTTTCACGGACATTCATGATTAATATCTTCATGACTGTGTCCTTGGGCTGCTCCCGCAACCATTCGTTCATCATCCACGCCATGTCAGAATCATCATCATAGCCGAACATCGTAATGAGTTCGTCCTTGGAGTGCCTCTGCAACGAAGCAATTGACGTGTCAATTGCAACATTTTCTCTGGGAGGTTCCTCTTCATCGACTACAGTAGTATCCACATCACCAGTGTAAAATGAATAGTACTGTTCTTTTTCAGTCAACTTACTACGTGGATTAGGTGTAAATGTTTCCATTACCCTAGATAAGCGCCTTTCACTGCGTGCCAATTCAGCGAAAAGGTCAAAAGTGGCTTGAGGAGAGGATGTCGTTCCCTGCATGATTTACCGTGAATTTATTCTTGAAAAAAAGTGATTTCGTGGGTCAGCTTTCTCAAAAGTTCCCACTGTGGAACCCTTAACTGGGGATATACCGTCGAAGTTTAATGTGGGTGCGCCAATTTAGGGATACATCCCGCTCCCCTTGATATTAAGGGGGCGATGTCTTTTGGTTGATAGAATCGTTTTTCATTTGTTCTTCTTGTCTTCTCAATTCTATTTCTTCCAGCCCTTTTGATTCACGATAAGATCTACTCGCATTGTCCATTACGGAACGTATCTGCTTAAAAATTTCCTGGTTAACTGACCCAGTTACTACATTCACGTCACCCTTATTTTCTGGTACCTCTATATAGGAATTTATGACTTCTTCGATGCTACCATTACACCTTTGCAAATGGGTTGAAGCCTCATCTTCAGTGTATATGGTTTGACGACAGATAATTGCTACTTTGTTGTTCCATTCTTCCGTACTTAGGTTGTCTTTTATATATTCCATCGCTCGAATAAACTATTTTTAGATTTTATTATACTCAATGTAAATATATTCTTTTTAAAACATTTACGAGAATATAAACACAATTTCAGAGTTAATCTAAAGATACCTTAAAATTGATATTATATTCACACAACTGCAAACACTAACAATAGAACATTTACTACACAATGGAACAGATTTTATCAATTATTACCAACAATTTATCTATTACTAAGGAAGATATCACAAATTATATTAGAGATAATATTAATGATATTTGTCTTGAAAGATTAAATACATTCAAAGAGGAAGTAAGTCAACATGCTACTTCAGTTCGTATACAAATGCTTGAACAAGAAAATAAAGAATTAAAATGTGCATTGAAAAATGTAAAAGAAAATAATACAAACGATATTTATACACAAACAAACATAGACTCTAGTAAAGAGAGTTTACAAGAATCTGAAACAAATGATGAAGATGGCGATGAAAGCGATTGTGAAGATATTTCTAGGGGTCTATTAGATTATGATGAAATTCTTGACGATAATATATCCAATGTGAAACGTATCACACTAGAAATTGTCGAACCAGTAAAACAAAAAGATACATCATCATTAATGTCGTCTGTTACACCACCTCGACGCGAGTGTGAATTCGATTGTGAATTTTGTAGCTGTATATTGGATTCTACACATGCAATAACTCTAGTAAAAGACGACTGTTCAATACACTATTGTAAAAGTTGCTATTATTCAAATAAAGAAGACTTATCTCGTAATGGATGGAATAATAAATCAGAAAATAAAGAAGAAACATTCAAATGTCAATTATGTGATAAATGCGATCTCATTACAAATCTAAATTATGAATTGAATCGCGAAATAAATGAAATATACGATACGTTTGTATTATGCGATTCCTGTTTTCACATGCATAAAAGTACATTAACTACGGAAGGGTGGAATACATATGATTTTGGATATGATGCAAATATAAATATTAATGAAGAACCACCTCAAGATTCAATTTCAGATACCGAAGAAACTGAACAAGAAGATAAAAACGCATTTGAGTGTGATGACTGTAATTTTATAGGCACAAATTGTTATGAAAACATTGGTTTGACTAAGGAGGAAGCCGATATTTATATGGATTTGGGCGAACCAGACCGTTGCGAAGAATGCTTTGAGACGTGGAAAATGTCCGATAACGCTACACTTTATTTGAAGACTCTTCATGATACGGAGGAAGAGGAAGAGGAAGAGGAAGAGAAAGAGGAAGAGGAAGAGAAAGAGGAAGAGGAAGAGGAAGAGAAAGAGAAAGAGGAAGAGGAAGATAAAGAGGAAGAGGAAGAGGAAGAGGAAGAGGAAGAGGAAGAGGAAGAGGAAGAGGAAGAGGAAGAGGAAGAGGAAGAGGAAGAAGAGGAGGAAGAAGAAGAAGAAAAGGAGAAGGAGGAGGAAGAAGAAGAGGAAGAAGAAGAGGAAGAGGAAGAGGAAGAGGAAGAGGAAGAGGAAGAGGAAGAGGAAGAGAAAGAGGAAGAGGAAGAGGAAGAGAAAGATAAAGAGGAAGAGGAAGAGAAAGAGGAAGAGGAAGATAAAGATAAAGATAAAGAGGAAGAGGATAGATTTGTAGAATGCGAAGAATGTAACATCCAAGTTGATTGTCATAAAAGTTCAATTCATATC